TTACTTGGCAATGCGCTTGTACTTGGCGCGGCGCGGCTGGATAGCCTCGGCACCGTAAGTCTTCTTCTTCCACTCTTCGTATTCGGTGAAGTTGCCTTCAAAGAATTCGATCTTGCCCTCGTCCTGGTAGTCCAGGATGTGGGTGGCGATGCGGTCGAGGAACCAGCGGTCGTGGGAGATGACCATGGCGCAACCCGGGAACTCCAGCAAGGCGTTCTCGAGGGCGCGCAGGGTTTCGATGTCCAGATCGTTGGTCGGTTCATCCAGCAGCAGCACGTTGCCGCCGGTCTGCAGCAGCTTGGCCAGATGCAGACGGCCACGTTCACCACCGGAGAGCTCGCCGACCCGCTTCTGCTGGTCGGAACCCTTGAAGTTGAAGCGGCCGATGTAGGCGCGGCTCGGGAACTCGTAGTTGCCGATGCGCAGGATGTCCTGGCCGTCGGCGACTTCCTCGAACACCGTCTTCTTGTCGTTCATCTGGTCGCGGAACTGATCCACGGAAGCCAGCACCACGGTGTCACCCAGGGTGATGGAACCGGAATCCGGCTGCTCCTGACCCGACATCATGCGGAACAGGGTCGATTTACCGGCACCGTTCGGACCGATGATGCCGACGATGGCACCCTTCGGAATGGAGAAGGAGAGATCGTCGATCAGCTGGCGGTCGCCATAGGACTTGCAGAGGTTGGCCACCTCCACCACCTTGTCGCCCAGGCGCGGTCCGGGCGGAATGAACAGCTCGTTGGTCTCGTTGCGCTTCTGGTAGTCGTTGGTGTTGAGCTCTTCGAAGCGAGCCATACGAGCCTTGGATTTGGCCTGACGGCCTTTCGGGTTCTGACGGACCCACTCCAGTTCCTTCTCGATGGACTTGCGACGGGCGGCTTCGGAACTCGCTTCCTGGGCCAGACGGGCATCTTTTTGCTCCAGCCAGGAGGAGTAGTTGCCCTCCCAGGGGATGCCTTCGCCGCGGTCCAGCTCCAGGATCCAGCCCGCCACGTTGTCGAGGAAGTAGCGGTCGTGGGTGATGGCCACGACGGTGCCTTCGTAGTCGTGCAGGAAGCGCTCCAGCCAGGCCACGGATTCCGCATCCAGGTGGTTGGTCGGTTCGTCCAGCAGCAGCATGTCCGGCTTTTCCAGCAGCAGACGGCACAGGGCCACGCGGCGGCGCTCACCACCGGAGAGGTGCTTGATCTGGGCATCCCAGGCCGGCAGGCGCAGGGCGTCGGCCGCGCGCTCCAGCTGGTTTTCCATGTTGTGGCCGCCCTGGGCGGCGATGATGGCTTCCAGCTCGCCCTGTTCGCGGGCCAGCTTGTCAAAATCCGCATCCGGGTCGGCGTAGGCTGCATAGACCTCGTCGAGGCGCGCCATGGCGCGTTTGACGTCGCCGACCGCCTCTTCGACCGCTTCGCGTACGGTCTGCTCCGGATCCAGCTTCGGCTCCTGGGGCAGGTAGCCGATCTTGATGCCGGGCTGCGGACGGGCTTCCCCTTCGATCTCGGTGTCGATGCCCGCCATGATGCGCAGCAGGGTCGATTTCCCGGCGCCGTTCAGACCCAGCACGCCTATCTTGGCCCCCGGGAAGAAGGAGAGGGAGATGTTCTTGAGAATATGACGCTTGGGCGGCACGACCTTGCCAACCCTGTTCATGGTGTAAATAAATTGAGCCATTGGCTAATTCTCTTTAATTTACAGGTTGTTATTGTGTTGCTTTGAAATCTTGGGGCTGTATTGGGGCCAAATCTGAAAAGTTGGCTCCAAGCCTGCCCCAAACCCTGTCCGCTTCGTCGCGGTCTTGTTCGGGGATCCATTTGCCATAGACTGTTCGCACCATGGTGCTGTCCTCGTGCCCAAGGTAAGACGCAACCCATTCAGGGTTTGCGCCAGCGGTCAGCATCCAGCAAGCAAATGTATGGCGCATATGGTATTGGGTTCGGCGGCGAATGCCAGCCCTCTTTATCAACCTGTCCCATTTGTCACCCAAGGTGAAGGCCGTGTAGCAGATGCTGAGCCCGGGTGTCTTGCTGGTTACATCGGGGCTGAACACGAACGTGACCTTTTCATCTACCTGCCGGCGGTCCCGCAGCGTCTTCTTGATGTAGTGGGATTGGCGCATGGCTGTCATTGGCCGCATGCGTCTTAGTGCCTCAATTGCCGGTGGGAGGAGCACAATCGTTCGCTCATGACCTGTCTTCGGCACCTTGAAGTTGCGGGCCTGGGTGATGTTGCGGCGGATCTGCAATTCCCCGCGCTCCAGGTCAACATCCTCCCATGCCAAGGAGCAGAGCTCCCCAGTACGCATGCCTGTCCAGCAGGCGAGCTGGACCCACATTGCGTCCATGTCGTGCCTGGCAGACTCCTGCAGGCGACGAAACTCATCTTGATCAAATGGGTCTGGTTTATCCCGGATCACTTCCACCTTGGTCAGCACTGAAGAAAGGTCCTGATGGGTGTAGCCGTTCTGCTTGGCGAAGTTGAACAGCCCAGCGGCGACCATCATGTAGTAGTTGACCGATCTCGGAGCCAAGGGCTTGCTGGTTCTGTTACGCGGCTCGGTCATCAGGTACCGGCGCCATTGCTGCAGGTCTTCGGTCCGGAAGGTGCTGACGACCCGGGTGTGGTCCAGGTCAGATGCCAGCATCCCCAGGATTGAGCGATATCGGCCACGGGCGTTATCGCCTATGTCCACATCCTTGATCTTCAGGTAGTGCTCTACCAGGTCGCCCAGAGAGATGTCCCGGCTTGCGGTCGTGCCGGCGAACCGGTGGGCGTTCTTACTGTCTGGGAAGTGTTTGGCGTAGTCGAAGACACCGATGGCGATTTCATGCAGGATAGCCTCCCGCTTGCGGGAGGCGTGCTTGATGTTGGCTTTGGTGGCCGGCATGTTGAGCGTTTCCCGGCATCGCTTGCCGTGGAATCGGAAGTCGATGCGAAGACTCTTGCCGTGCAGTTCGACACCTGGTGTTTCAGCAACGATGTCGATCAGTTCTTGGTTCCGGTCAGCCAATCCTCATATCTCCGCCAGTGATAGACATACTTCCCATCCGGGGCCAACTTGTAGTGGACCCCCTCTATAAGCTGGCCCTTCTTCCGCTTCTCGCTGATGGCCTTCTCAGTGTACCCGAACATCTCTCCCAAAACTCGAGGCAGAACCCAGCTGGGGCGTTCCATCACAACCACTTTCTGATGCATATTCATGTCTCCTTTACGCCTCACGGCGAGAAGAGCGGCCCCATGGGGCCACTGTCTTTCGTTACGCTAGAACGGCAGATCGTCGTCATAAGCGATCGGTTGTTCGGTGTAGGCCGGTGATTGCGCCGGCTGTGGCGTTGGCCTTTGCTGGCTGCCTGCCGCTTGCTGTTTCCCTCCTCCGTTTTGCCCGCTTCCTCCAAGCATCTGCATCACCCCTGTGAAGCTGTCCACGAGCACCTCGGTGGTGTAGCGCTCCTGGCCGCTCTGGTCCTGCCATTTGCGAGTCCGCAGTTTGCCCTCCACATAGACCTGAGAGCCCTTCTTCAGGTGCTTCCCTGCCACCTCAGCCAACATTCCCATGAACACGACACGATGCCACTCGGTGCGCTCCTTGGCCTCGCCGGTCTGCTTATCGCGCCAGGTGTCGGAGGTCGCCAAAGTGATGCTGGTGACAGCGTTCCCGCCGGGCATGTAGCGCACTTCGGGATCCTGGCCGAGGTTGCCGATCAGGATGACCTTGTTGATACCGCGGCTGGCCATCAGCGATGCTCCTGGGTTTGATAGAGCTGCTGGAACTTGGTGTTGACCTGCCTCCATTGGGGGTCCTTTGCCTGCTTGAGGCAGTGGATACGGCGAGCCATCGCGAACTTGGCCTTTTCCAACATATTGGCGCTGGTGGCGTGGTGCTGGGCTTTCTTGTAGGAGAGGGCCGCATCCTGATGGTTGCCGGCATGCTCCTGCTGGATGGCCTGCTTGAGATCATCCCGGTAATTGCGCTGGTAAAGTTTGATATGCATCGTGTCCTCCCGGACAGTCGTGGTTCGTTACATCCAGGCCTGCATGGCCGGGCATTCAATTCAGGGGGCATTCAATCTCCTGGTACTCCAGTTCGTTGAAATTCAGATACTGGGCCGGGGCCTTGTCGATGGCGGCCAGCCGGATCTGTTGGTGGGTCATCGGGTGGTGCGCCTCGATGGTCCCGGTCAGGCGATCCGGCGCAGCCCCCAACTCTGTGGCCGCATTCAGGGTGTAGGTGTAACGGTGCATTGGCCTGCTCCTTTGGTTGTGTCGATTTGCCAGCGATAACCGCCGTGTTGTTTCTGCTGGCCGGCAAGACAGCGGGTGATGCCGACCCTGACAAAACCGCCTTTGGTCTCTGCATCAGTGACACTGTCGAACCGGACGACCTGATCCCCATTGATGCCGATCACCGGGGTCTTGCGCCATTGCGGCGGTTTGACTGCATCAACGAAGAGGCGGCGGGTATGGCGCCCGCGACCGTTGTCCCCAACCATGCAGAAGTGTTCAATCCGGGTGGTGAAGCGGGCCTCCCTGTGGATCTGGCCCATCACGATGCTGGCCTCACTGACAGTGAGGGAGAACTCGGCGGCTACATCGGCACTGATGGCGCCGCCGGTGCGGGCATGAATCCACTCGGCAACGTCCTGAACAACGCTCATGCTGCCCTCCTGGCTTGCAGCTGCTTGTACGGGTTATTGGCTCTGGCGATGGCCGCCATCGGCGGCGGGCTGACGCTGTTGCCCACCATCAACACTTGATCGGTGATGGAGAGCGGGGTGCCGTCGTGGCCGCGGTCATGGATGTAGTGGCGCGGCATGCCCTGGCAGCCATAGAGCTCTTTCGGTACCAGCATGCGCAGGCCGATATCCACGATCACCCAGGTGTTGCCGCACCAGGTCACGGTCACCAGTGCCAGCCGGTCCTTGGTGGTGATGGTGTGCATCGGCTCGGTGACAGCACCCCACTGCCCGCCGCTCGAGTAGTAGCGCATCAGGAAGGCGCTGACCCGCAGGGCTCCGGCCTCTTGCTCCGGTGTCAGGCCGCACTCACCCGGGCTCGCCATCACGGTCTGCACCAGGGCGTGGTGCTGGCCCGCTGAGACGATGGTGGGGAGCTGGCTTTCTGGAGTGCTCGGTGGCAGGTTCTTGCGCAGGTGCACCATGAAGGCTGAGGCCAGTTGCTGCTGGCTGCCGCTCGAGGTGATGGTGCTGCATGGGTCAGTCACGGATCTGGCGGGCACGGTGTTGAACCCACCATTGGCCTGCACCATCAAGGGAGCCGCCAGCATGGACTTGCCACCGCCGCCGGCCATGATGGCTGCTGCAGGTTCATCCACCCCGTGCTCACCCCCTTTTCCGAAGTGGCGCACCACCAGAGGGGCCAGACTCGGGTTGCACACGGCGAACGCGCCACCCTTGGGCCAGCCTGTAATAGTGCGCAATGGGGCATCAACCGAATCGACACCGCGCCCTGACCAGTTGGCCAGCTCGATGACGAAGGGCTTGGGATTGGTCAGCACCTCGCGGATCACCCCGATTGCCACGCGCTCCAGGGTGGCATCGGCCAGTGGGCGTTTGACGTTCAGCCCCTGTGCCCGGGCTTCTTCCTTGGTGAGGAAGATGCTGGGGCAGGGGATAGACCAGTCGATGTGATCCGCCGTTACCCGATAGGGCTTGAGGTGGCTGCCTGGTGCCGGGGCCTTGCAATGCGTCGGGGCGGGCCAGCAAACGGGTTCCCCGTCCCGGCGGGCAACGAGGTAGAGGCGCTGGCGGCTGGTGGCCGCACCGTAATCGGCTGCATTCTTCACGGTATGGTCAAGCTCATACCCCATGCGCTCGATGCTGGCCAGAAAGCGGCGCCAAGTCTGGCCTGCCCGCTTGGGATCCGGCACAAGGTATTGCTGCTGGCGTGGCACCCGCTCCCCGGGCTCGGCGATATGCTGCTCGATCTTGGTCTTCTTGCCGCGCTGAACCTCGACCAGCTTGATGACCCGGCCAGTGGCCTTGTCCCGCTTGGCGATGAGGGGCCCCCAGGTGCGCATCTGCTTGACGTTCTCCATGGAAAGCACGGCAGGTTTGCTCAGGGCAAGCCATTTGGTGATCACCCATGCCAGGCTGCGGATCTCCTGCTTGCGCGGCTGACCGCCGGCGGCCTGTGAGTGGTGGGTGCAATCCGGGCTGGCGTGCAGCCAACCGACCGAGCGCCCTGCCAGCACAGCAACCGGGTCCACGGCCCAGATATCCTCCTGCAGGTGCAGGGCCTCCGGGTGGTTTGCCTGGTGCATGGAAAGAGCCTTCGAGTTGTGGTTGATGGCGATGTGCACCGGGCGCCCCAGCCCACGCTCGATCCCGGTGCTGGCACCGCCGCCGCCGGCGAACAAGTCCACGTTGATGGCAGAGTCCAGGTTAAGCGGGGCCCCGGTCACCTTGGCCCTGACGGCGCGGGAGCGGCGAAGTGATTTGCTCATGCCATCACCTCATTCACTCGGGTAATGGCGTTGATCATCACGCTCTTTTGCGTGACGGGGCTGAGGGTCGGCTCGTTATGCAGGGCGTTCAGCAAGGCGATGACGGCCTCCTGGCGGTGCAGGTCGAGCATGGTGAAGGCCTCTGTGAAGTTGTATCCCTCAACCTGCTTCAGAGTGGAGACAGTCTTGCGCAGCAGCGCTTTGGTTTCCTCGTCCAGAGTGGTGTATTCGTCCATGAGCTGCTCGTCGCTGACCGAGATGGCGATCGCTACCTCCCGGGCGGTGTAGTGCTCCTTGGCGCCGTAGAGCACGGTCAGCACGGCGACGAAGCACGACCACTCGGCGCCACCCAGATTGAGCTCGTCGTTCTGGTAGTCGAAGGCCCAGTCTTCCAGCGGCTTGATGTTGGGGGCCTCGTCTTGCTGGTGGCTATCCGGTTCTGGCTCAGACAACAGCTCGAGCTGCAGTTCGCTCTGCACAGGTTCGGCACTCTGCGCCAACAGCTCGGCGGCTTTGGCGGTGGCCTGTGCCAGCAGATCGCCGGGGGCCGTCAGGTTGTCGATGATCCAGGCGGCCAGCTCGGCGGTCCTGGCCGGGGTCAGGATGTCCGCATCGTCGATCTGGTAGATAACCCCCTTCACTGCGGGGTGGCGCTGCCAGTGGGGCAGGGCGGGTGATCGATTATCTTCTGCGACAAAGCCCTGATGGATAGGCTTACCGGCCAGCAGGTTGGCGACGGCCAGATCAAGCCGATAGAAGATCTCGGAGAGTGGATAGGGCTCGTCCAGCCAACCCTGCACATAGCCCCTGACCGTGGCCAGCTGCTCTTCGCTCAGGTCGCTGCACTCGAGCTGTTTGCCCATGATGCTGCCAGCATCGGAATAGCCCTGCTCGGCCAGCATGGTGCTGTCCGTGATGGGCAATACCAGCTCCAGCATTGCCAGCTCGTCAGCCGCAGCGGCGTTGGTCGTGTCATCGCTGGCCACTGGCGGTTCCCACGCTGTCGGCTTGGCGACGGCAGGTTCGTCCAGCAGCATGGCTGGCTCGGTAGAAGTGGCCTTGGCGATGGCCTGGCTGGCTTCTTCGTTGAGGGCAACCGCCTGGCGGTGGATCATGTCGAGGATGATCTGGCCGGTGGTGATGAGGTCATCCCGGCGCAGGCGTGCCTCGGGTCGACGCTCGCCCTGCCAGCTTGCATCGAAGATCGCCACGGCAGAGGCAAAGCCGCTGGCGCTGGGTTTGTCCTGCTTCGGATCGCGGGGCACGTACCAGCTCGGGACTTCAAAGCCGATGCGGCCGCTGATGAACTGGATGAAGTCGGCATCCTCCGGCCACCAGGTCTCGCTGGTGGCTGCCTTGATGAGCAGCATGATCTTGGCGCCCTGTGCCCGCTGCTCGCGGCAGTAGTTGAGGATGGCCTCCATCCCGGTGATGGGGTTGCCCTCGCTATCCGTGCAAGGGCGGGAGTAGGGCGGGTTGCCGAAGGCGGCACCACCGAAGCAGCGCAGGTCGGCGGCCAGCTCCTGGGTGAGGGCATTGTCTTCGGCGTCGTAGTAGTGCGGCACCAGAGCGTTGCAGTCATCGGCGAACATGTCGAGCACTACCGGCCCCAGGGTGGGGGCGAACTGGTGGAACAGGCCCCAGGCCAATGCCTTGGGGGTCTGCCATTGGTCGCCAATCTGCTTGAGCTCGTGGTCAGGCTGGGCCTGCAGTTCTGCCAGCGCTTGGGCGTAGTGGTTCATCGTTGCCTCTTCGTTGAGATATGACCCGCTCCCCGGATCAGGGCTTGGCCTTCTTTGCGACCCTGGCTACTGCGCGGGCCGCCTTGAGGCACTCATCGAACACCTTCCCCTTGGCGAAGCTGGGCGTCCGGTCAAAATAGAAGGTGGCTTCTTTCACCCCCAGCGAGACCGCATGGGGGGGGAATTCCTCCTTCTCCAGCGTTGCCTTGATGTGCTTGGCAATGAACTCGCGTGGGTGCATGGCTGCCTCCGCTATGTCTGAAATTGGTCTCATCACGCAAGCGACAGGCAATAGGAGGCCGTGACCCGCTGTTGGGCCGCTATCGCTTGTGGGATAAGGGCCCCGTTGCCGGGGCCAGGAGAGAACAACTCGGGCTGATTGGTCAGGGCCCGGAGCCCTGTGCCAGCATGGGCAGTGGTGCTGCCCTTGATGGCGCCGTCAGGTGGGTGACGGCTGGTATTGCAAGTTGGTCAGCTGCCAGCCCGAGCAGCCAGATCAACATCAGGAGTAGTAACCACATGCGTTGCACCTGTGGTGGTGGCTTGAGCACTTCACAGTGAGTCAGCCGTTCTTGCTATTGGTACCGGTGCGCCCTCACGGGCAGACCTACCTATCGAAACTGTCGCCTCTCGGCGAGGGCCTGGGTGGCGCTTCACAGCGGGACCAGGCGACCGCGTAACCCTGCGGTGGGAGATATGATCACCTCCTTGGGGTGGTCAAATCGGTTGGCTGTGGAGGCCGGTGATGTCTTCTCATGCACCATCTCGTCATTCGCGTGTGTTTCCACCCCAACAGGGTCTTGTTGTCACACGGTTTCGTCCGGCAGCTGCGCTCGCCATCACCACAACTGCGGATTGCACTGGCATCATTGCGGTGTACCGAAAGAACCGGCAGGCCTACCATTTCCAATGCAATCCCAGTTGTGTCCCGGCCTTTCACCGGGGGGTGGCTGGGGAGTCAGACCCGCCACTCGCTTCGTTCGCTATCACTTCAACAACGCTGTCTTTCCAGCTGCCAGCCGGTCACTGACTGTGTTTTCCGGTCACCTTGGTCGGCACGCATACCAGCCTTGCCAAGGGAGAGCGGGGAGGTGAGTCAGCCCGGTTGCCGGTGTTATGTCCCCAAGCGGTTTGTTGCCACCGCTGCCAGTGTTGTTCTGGCCCTCCGGCTGGGGTCGTCTTTCGCACTGAATTCAATTCCTAACTTTTGGTTAGCATATATCAGGTTTGTTTTCGATCAATACCCGAAAGTTAGGTTTTTTAGTTTTTTTTCATTCAGGCTCATTCGGTGCAAAACTGGGACGTGCTGAAGGGAGGGATGCCGAGTGAGCAGGTTGATGGAGTGCCAAGCGTGTCATGCGCTGATTGAGGAAGGAGAGAGCCCGTGCCCGCAATGCGGGTCCACGCTGCTTGGCGGGGTGGGGGCCGACCTGGCCCATCAGTTGGCGGTGAAGCAGCAGCAAGAGGCGTTTGTGGCCACGTACCACACCTGGTCTGATGGGGGCTGGGAGGGGATAGGGATAGACATGGTCCGCCACCGGTTGGCGGTGCGCTTTTTTGATGGGCATATCCGTGCCCGCAAGATCATCCAGGGTACGCAGGTGATCGGGGTCAAGGTCAGGGAGACGGCCGGCGCCACGCACACCAAGACGCAGGGCGGCAGTCAGCTAGGTCGGGCGTTGGTTGGCGGTGTGTTGATGGGCGGTGTCGGCGCATTGCTGGGCGGCCTGAGCGCCAAGCAAACCAGCACGGGGACCGTGTCGTTGGTGCAGGTGTTGATCACCACCCAGGAGCCCGATTATCAACTGCTGAGCATCACCCTGCTGGCCGGGGAGTTCAGGGCAGATTCGGCTGCGGTGGCGCAGGCCAGACGGTCTGCAGAGGTGTGGGTGGCGCGAGTAGAGGGATTGATCCATCAGTGCGCCGCTCAGGCGGTGAGGCCTGAGCACGGCGGCAGTGTGGCAGATGAACTGGGCAAACTGGTGTGGCTGCGTGAGCACGGTGAGATCACCATGCAGGAGTTCGACCTGCTCAAGCGGCAGTTGCTTGCAAATCGCGATGCAGATTCATAACCCGATTGCGGATTGGCGTTACTCGACCATCACCGAGCAGACCAGTACGGCGCAGATCTGCACGTCTTCATTGACCGGCAGCAGGGGGTATTGCGGGTTGAGGGGTTTTAACCACCAGGAACCGGAATCCATCACCAGCTCTTTGAAGGTCATGTCGCTGCCATAGCGGGCTATCACCTTCTTGCCATGGGCAGGTTCCACTTCTGGATCCACGATGATGATAGTGCCGTCAGGGTATGACTTTCCCCCCATGGGCGCGACCATGGAGTCACCCTTCACCCGCACGGCATAGGCCCGGGTGCTGACGCGAACTGGGCTGATGGTGACCTCTTCTGCCTCTTCCAGACTCGGGATGTCGCCGCAGTCCTTAAACTCCCCGGCACTAACCCACGAAATCAAGGGCACCTGGTAGATAGGGAACGGTTGTGGCTCGATATTGCCGTCACCCGGATCGGTGCCTGTCAGCAACCACTGCACACTCTTGCCAGTGATGCGCGAGAGCTCTCCCAGGCGCTTTACTTCAGGCAACCCCTCACCTTTGAGCCATTTGCGTACAGAGATTTCAGACAGGCTTTCCCTCAACGTGCGTTTAAGTCGAACTATCCGGCCTCGAGCAGGCCAGCCCAATTCATCGAGAGCGGCATTAAGTCGCTGCGAGAATGCAATTTTGTCGGCTTCAAAACGCGCCATTGGTGTCTGTTTCTCATCCATTTCCTAACGTCCAGTTATTGTTTGTCAATTTCGCCTAACTTTAACCTCTTGCGAATTTTACTAACCAAGAGTTATGATTTGGTGTGTGTTAAACGCCAGAGGACGCCATGCATACCCTGTTAACTCGATTCGGTACCAAGAGTGCCATCGCGGCTGCGCTCGGCATCACCCCGGAGGGGGTAAGCAACGCCTTCAGGCGTGGCAAAGTGCCAAGCACCTGGGTGGCCAAGCTCAAGCAGCAAGGTTTGAGCCAATCTGAGCTTGCTGAATTGCCTCTGACCGACGAAGGGCGGGCGATTGTATCAGCATTCACCGGGCATTTATAACCAACCGTTAGGGATCACTATGACAGAGCAACGGAATGACACCACGGCAAAAGTCAGTGCGGTTTTCCGGTCATCGGACGTGATGGCGGCGGCTTATGGCATTGGCCATCGCTTCAACGCCAGCGAACTGGCGCGGCTGATGGGGCGCAAACCGGCGGAGTTTTGCAAGAAGCTCAACCCGGATTGCGACGACCGCCATCTCACCCTGGCCGAGGCGGTTGCCGTCACCGAGATCACCGGTGATAACGCCATCCTCGATGCCTGGGCCGTCAGTCGGGGCAAGGTGCTGGTGGACTTACCAGCGGGGGTCGTGAGCGATGACGACCTGGTAGAGCAGGTGCTGCTGGCGCAGGCGGTGTTCGGCAAGTTGATGCAGGCCATTCACGACGCTCGGGCAGACGGGGTGATCGACAGGATAGAGCAGGGACAAATCGAGCGCATCGGTACCCAGGCCGCCGAGCATGTGCTGGGGCTGATCAGCAGCACTGGCGCAAATGTGCGGCAACTGCCGACGACTTCCAGCAAGTAGATACAAGGCGGCCCCGCGCTGCGTCAACAGCCGAGGCCATGGTTCAGTCATCGATTGGGGATGAGAACATGGAAAAGCATACGGTTAACAATGCCTTTGAGCAAGGTGCCAATAGCATGTCTTTGGTCGGGCATCAGCGGCCAGAGCTGCCTCGGCCTTCACTTCCGCGTCAGCGTCGACCCAGTGTCATTCCCAGCATGCTGCCACGACTGGTTTGTAGCCAGTGCGGCACATTCCTGGTTTATGGCGGGTTCCGTGGCGGAATCAAGATCCCCGTTTCCCCGGAGCAGGCAAGGCGCCACCTTGACTGCCTGATGCAGCATCTACGGGAGGTGGGCCATGGGTGAGGTGATCAGACTGGCGGCCCCGGTGGCCGCCTCAACGCAACGAGGTTGCAACGTGGACGACAATGCCCGCACCGGTTTTCGCCTGTTCTACCGCAGCATGAAGAACGCGGCCTGGTACCGGGATGTCGCCAAGAAGGCGGTGATGTTTCACCTGATCCTCGAGGTGGCGCACGAGCAGCGCACCGTGGTGTTTGGCGGCAAGCGGGTGCAGCTTTCCCGCGGGCAGTTGGTGTGCTCGGCCAAGAGCCTGGGGCAGGAGTGCGGCATTTCGGAAGATCAGGCCCGCCGGGCGCTGGAGTTCTTCAAGGCAGAGGGGGCAATCAGCTGTGTGGGGGCCCGTGGCAAGGGGGGCTATACCGTGGTGAGCCTGCTCAATTTCGATGCCTATCAGCGCGGATTATCGCAAATATTTAGCGCGGAATATGGCGCGGATTCTGAGGCCGCGCCAGCACTGGGGTTGGAGGCTGGTTCGCAAAGTGGCGGCGCGGATTTACCCGCCGAACAACACGCCGAAGACTATATCAGTAAGAACATAAAGACAGATCTTAAAGACTCTTCGTCTCAACTCGCTGTCGCGACTTTCGACCAGCAGAGTGAACAGCCTATCGCTGATGAGCCTGTCACTGCTGACCCCCTCCCTGATGAGCCCACTGTTGCCGAGCCCAAGACCAGGGTTATCCCAGGGGCTGCGATCCAGACGCCCAATGGCAAAGCCTGGGGTACGGCGGAAGACCTGACGACCGCCCAGTGGATGTTCAAACGGGTGCAAGTGATCGCGCCCACCGCGCTTGAACCGAACTGGGCACAGTGGGCAAATGTGATCCGCCTGATGCGCGAGCTCGACCAGCGCAGCCACCGGGATATCTGCGAGCTGTATGACTGGGTGAGCCGGGATGCATTCTGGTGCACCAATGTGCTGTCCCCGCAGAAGCTGCGCCAGCAGTGGACCCCGTTGACGGTGAGACGCAACGCCCCCACCCATCGGCCCGTCAGTGGACAGCATACCGACCTGACCCAATCCATGACCGCCGACGAGCTGAATCGCCGGATGCAGGAGGGCTTCTGATGAGCATGAAACCACTGAGCGCAGTGCTCGAGGACATGACGAGTTGTGGTCTTGCTGCACATGTCGGAGAGCAGCAGCAGCGGGTTTTGACCGACCACGACTCGCAGATGGTGTCGATGTTGTTCGAACAGTTGAAGATCGTGTTCCCTGCCTGGAAGCATGCTTTCCCGACCGATGACGCCCAGCGCCGAGCCCTGGCCGAATGGACCCGAGCTCTGGTGGATGCTGAGTGCACCAGTCGCGAGCAGCTGCAGCTGGGCATGCGGGTGGCTCGCGAGCAGGAGATCCCGTTCTTCCCCAGTACCGGGATGTTCATCAAGTGGTGCCAGATCACGCCGGAGTCGCTTGGACTGCCGACGGTCGATCAGGCGTTGGCCGATGTGGTACGCCACCGTAAGAGCCACCCGGCCGTGGTGATTGCCGCTCGCGCTACCCGCTTCGAACGCCAGACGCTGACCGCTGACGAGTACCGCAAGGTGTTCGCTCAAGCCTATGACCAGGTCGTGCGCCGTGTGATGGCCGGGGAGGATATCGAGGCGGAGGTGCTGAAGGGGTTGCCCACTCGTGAGCAGATCCGCCACAGCCCCGAGTTCTACCAGCAAGCTGGGCAGCGCGGCGTCGCCAGCTTGAAGGCGTTGTTCAAACGCGGGGGTGGTGCGTGATGGCCAGTCAATTCAATGCGAACGTCGAGCGCGATGTCCGTGAGGCGCAGTTCTGCCGGGTGGCCATCTATCCACCGGTGCGGGGCTGGGTGGGGGAGCGGGTGCACCTGGAGGTGTCGAATTCGCTGGATACCCTGGGCAAGACCGATGCCGCCACCGGCGCCGGTTATTACCTGGTGTGGGATGGGGCCGAGGAGGCACGGGCAGAGGCTGCGCGGATCCGGGGCCAGGCGGTGGAGCTGGTGAGGGTAGGGGGATGATGCACTACTACGCCCAGCACACCCCGACCCGGGATTGGCAAGCGCCGCTGCTGGGCATCGAGGAGCTGGCGAAGGCCCAAGAGGGTGGCATCTGTGTGTCGATCGGGATGTGGGTGATCCACGATATCGGGTTTGGTGCCTGGAGCACCGAGATAGGCGTGATTGTCGGGGCTGCCATGCACAAGGCAGCCCTTCAAGCCACCACCGGGAGGGGGAGGAAGGGATGAACATAGGCATGCTGTTTGGGATGTTGATCGTCGGCTGGGCGCTGCTGCTGGCCGTGTTGCTGGTGCTGATATGGGTAGCGCTGCGGGCATGGCGGGAAGAAGTGCAAGAGGACGAGGCGGCGTTACTGGATGAACCACGGCTGGTGTCGGCGTGCCGTGAGCTCTCAGAGCTGGCGGCGAAGACCAAGGAGGCCAGCCATGGCTAAGGCCTTCTTCGTGCTGATGTACCTGTTCGTGGCGCTGTTTGTGCTGGCCATGGTGCCCTATGAGGGGGGTATGGGCTGGCAGATGCTGCAGGCGCCGGTGGTGTGGGTGATCCTCGCGGGCTGGGTGTTGGTGATGTTCCCGTGCCCTGTGGTGCGCCTGCTGCTGGCACCGCTGCGGGCCATCCTGTTGCTGCTGGTGTGGTTGGGCACTCTGCTGCTGGCGATCACCAAGGTGGTGCTGGTGGCGCTCAACCGTGTGAATCGCGATCTGGCCGGGGAGGCCCATCATGACAGTTAAACCGAAGGAACTGAATGAACGTGGCCTGATCGACCTGGCCGGGGTGAAGGTGTATGTGGCAGGGCCCATGACTGGCCTGCCACAGTTCAACCGGCCTGCGTTCTTTGCCGCCGAGGCCTACCTGCAAGGGCAGGGGGCCAGGGTGATGAACCCCGCCGTGCTGCCGGATGGCTGGGATCATGATGCCTATATGCGGATCGCCATCCCGATGCTGATGGAGTGTGAGGCGGTGGCGTTTCTGCCCGGCTGGCAGCAGAGCAAGGGGGCGCGGCAGGAGTTCACCCGGGCTCACGCCTTCGGCTTGGTGCTGCTGCAGCTGGACGTCGAGGAGATCCCCCTGGGGTTGCTGGTCAGGCAGCATCTGCCGTTGATGGTGTAGGTCATATCCCGCCGTGAGAACATAACAAACGGTGATTGATGGCTGTATAAATACACAGTATCTTTTGGGGCTATGCCAAGGACATGACAATCGGGAGAGTGACATGCAGGTGTTGAGTTTTGACAGTATGGAGTTTGGCAAGGTGCGCCTGATCGATGAAGCCGGGCGCGTGCTGTTCTGTGCCGTCGATGTGTGCAAGGCGCTGGGCTACAGCAACCCGAGGGATGCGGTGAAGCGCCATGTGGACGAGGGGGATGTCGTGAAACGCGACACCCCCACGACCAGCGGGATGCAGGAGGTCAGCTTCCTGTGCGAGAGCGGGGTCTATGCCCTGATCTTCGGCAGTAAGCTGCCCGCGGCCAAGGGGTTCAAGCAGTGGGTCACCGGTGAGGTGCTGCCCAGCATTCGCAAGACGGGGCAGTACGCGATCGGCCAGTCCCCGGTCATCAACGTGGAGGCGGTACAGGTCGAGCTGCTGTTCGTTGAGACCGCGGCCCGCATGCTGAACGTCAGCAATTCCGGCAAGCTGGGCATGCTGCAGACCATCCAGCGCCAACACGGTCTGCCTAACCTGCTGCCAGCCTACGCCATCGACGCGCCGAGCGATGCCACCGATGGCAGTTCGCGGCCGACCTTCTCGGCTACCGAGGGGCTGAAGCAGCACGGGGTGAGCATGGGGGTGCGCTACTTCAACGCCCTGCTCGAGTCGAACGGGTTGCTGACCAAGATGCGGCGCCCCTCCACCAAGTCACCGGATAAGCAGAAGGAGTTCTGGGCGATAACACCCAAGGGGCTGCTGTACGGCAAGAACATCGTGGATCCGCGCTGCCAGCGCGAGACGCAGCCGCACTGGTACCAGAGCAGGTTCGCCGAGCTGCTGGCCAAGGTCGGGTTGGGGAAGGTGGCGGCATGAAGACAACCATATCAACCAAGGAACATGCAGTATGAATAACCCCAAAAAGGTCGCCGTCGTGGATATCGAGACTCTCGGCCAGGGTGTGGATGCGGTGATCGGCACCATCGGAGTGGTCATTGTCGATGTGGGGCAACTGCGTGCTGTGGATGAGTTCTACTGCCGGGTCGATCTGGCACAGGGCCGCCAGCGTGACGACGACACCCTGGCTTTCTGGGAACGGCAGAAGGTGGATAGCCCGGCCGCCTGGGAGGAGATGTTCGGCAATGCCGGTCGCCTGTTCCTGGTGGATGCGCTGCAGGCGTTGGCCAACTTCCTCGGACGCCATTTTGAGAAGGTGGCAGCAGTCGAGTTGATGGGCAATGGCAGTGAGTTCGACAACGTGCTGTTGACGCATGCCTATCAGCAGTGGGGAGTTGAGCAGCCCTGGTGGTTTCGTGGCAACCAGAGCCTACGCACTGTGGTCTGGATGGGGCGGCAACTGCTGGGTATTGACCCCAAGTATCAGCTGTCTTTCGAGGGGACCCGCCACCACGCTCTGCACGATGCCCGCCATGAAGCGGCATACCTGATCCACATACTGAACGCCTTCAAGCAGGGGCTGGCAGGGGTAGTGAGCGCTGGTCATGACATTCAATCTGGCGCTGCTACCTGATCAGGAGCGTCAGCGGATAGAGTTGAATAAGCAGGCGGCTTTGCTGGTTTGGCAGTGCCGCCGCAACCTGGCGACCCGAGAGGATGTTGCCAGGGCAATCATCAATCAGCCCGTGGATAACCAGGAGTATTTTCGCGATCGGCTGAACCACTACCGTGAGGTAAAGGGGTCACATGAGCAAGTTTACTAGCCGCAGTGCGGCCAGAGTGCAGCACCTGCAGCAGCAGGCCAGCAACCCGGTCGGGGCTGCCATCAATGCCAGCGCCGAGCTGTTCCGTTCTATCGACACCGCCTGCCCGGGCATGACTGCCGCGGAGGCTGCCCGTCGGATCATTGCCTCAGAGTCCCTCTCCGTGCGCCGCACCGCCAGCTATCAGCTGCTTGCCCGCCTGGGCCCGCTGCTCGACAAGCTGGAGATGGTGGAGAAGCTGGGATGATGCCGACCCATCCGGTCTTTGTGCCAGAGATGGGGATGGTGCTGCTGAAGGTAGGGGAGGGGCTGGCACAGCTTCGCACCTCCCTGGCCAACCGCCCGGCGGTACTGGTTCCTGCACCAGACGGTGGCGACCTGCTGACCCAGTTCCCGGAGCTGGCCATTGCCCTGCTCAACCCTTCCATCGTCAACGCCGCCGGCGGCGAGCTGGCCTTGCGCAGCGTGGGCCAGTGCCTGATCGGCCATGGCTGTATCGGGGAGTCGGTCACCACCGAGATGGGGGGCCTGCCGCTCCCATTGTGCTGGCACCATGACAACGCATACCGGGATGGCCAGTTGCCGTTCAACCAGGGTGAGTACGCCGCGGCGATCGCCCGGGCACTGCTGACCCGGGTGGCTGGCTGGTGTGGGGTTGCCCTTGCCCAGTTGCAGGCACGGGATCTCTGCTGGTGGGCCAGCGTGTTCAAGGTGCAGCAGCATCTGCCGATCGCCGTGGTGCGCCACGCCTGCCGTTTGCCGCCGCTGGAGCCGGAGCGGTTGCTGGTGCCAGGACGCGGCTATCGCGAGACGGATGCCCGCTATCGGGTGAATCGCATCGAGCTGCTGGAGCAGGATCCGCTGGCCGAGCTGCGCGGCCGGCTGCGTATCAAGCCAGCGGTAAAGGCCATCGACCCGGAGCCGCCGATGCTGCATATCCCCCGCCCCAAGATGCGGCGCTGGGAGTCGGCCAACTATCTGGCGTTCGTCCGCCAGTTGCCGTGCGTGGTGACCGGCCAGACCGATGGCATCGAGGCGCACCACGTGGTGGGGCACGGGCTCAGCGTGATGGGCAGCAAGGCCCATGACCTGATGACCTTTCCGCTCTGCCACCAGGCACACATGGAATTGCACAACAAGGGCTGGCAGCAGTGGGAGCAAGCCCACGGCAGCCAGCTGGATCACGTCGTGATGACGTTGAACAAGGCCGCCGGCCTGGGAGTGTTTGGATGACGCCATATAGTGGAAGTGGGGTGAAGGCGCGGGCCCGCCCGCAGCCGGTACCGGGATCCATGAACAAGACCGAGGAAGCCTATGCCGCCCACCTGCGCACTCTGATGCTGGCGGGCGAGGTGCTGCACTACGAGTTTGAGCCGCTCAAGCTGCGGTTGGCCGACAAGACCTTCTACACCCCGGACTTCATGGTGGTGCGCCGGGATGGGCTGATCGAGCTGCACGAGGTGAAGGGGTTCTGGGAGGACGATGCTAGGGTGAAGATCAAGGTGGCCGCCAAGCAGCACTGGATGTTCACCTTCGTCGGGGTTCAGCGCAAAGGCGCCCACTGGTCACTGGAGGCATTCTGATGCGACTCGAATATGCGCTTTCGATAGGGGAACCCCGTTCGGCGATGATCCAGGCCATCCAGTCCCGCTCTACCGGGCCTTCTCACTTGACGCAGGCCGATGTGCTGGGGGCGCTGGGGCTGGTGCAGAAATATGAAGGGGTGGGGTTGGCACTGATGATGGCCCGCTACACCAAGGACAAATCCAGCCACCACAAGGCTGTGATCGGGGTGATGGCCCAGTGCAGCAAGCTGGCACCCAAGTATGTGGGGGCCATCAAGGAGCGTGGCCAGGGGATGGCCCTGAAGGCGATCGCCGCGCTGGCGGTGCAGCACTATTGTCGCACGGTGGATACCCCAGGGGCGGCCTGTCACCCGCAGTTCTGCCATGGGCGGGGGGTGATCCGCGACCTGGAGCTGAGCCGCCTGCACGGCAAGGCCGTCGACAAGGTGTGTCCGCGCTGCGGTGGTACCGGGCTGCGGCCCATCCCCGGCACCCAAGTGCGCCGTGCCATCGAACCCTTGCTGGGGACGCTTAGCCGCGGCGAGTGGGAACGGCAGTGGTACCCGCTCTATCAAGCGGTGCTGGCCTGGTGCCATGTGCAGGAGAGTGAGGTGGATACACTTTATAAGAAAATGATTGATTTAAGAGAAGAATCAATGATTTAGGCGCAAAAAAAGGAGGCGTAGCCTCCTTTTTTTAGCAATCTACTCGTGCATTAGCACGCGACATCTTGCCAGGCAGTGTGCTCTGTACCGAGATATCGGAACAGACTTTTGTTTTCTGATACCAATTTGATAATAGCTTCATTTTGCTTTTCAAATTTTACCAGAGGACCGCGGCCATTTGCATACTCCGAAACCACAGCTTCCAGTGCTTTCATGAGCTCACGATTTGCCATAGCATACTCCAAATAGTCCACACTATTGGTGGTAAAAGTGTACACCCTGTTAAGCTAACGTGTTAACAACGTGTGCGTAAAAAATTTTAAAAATTAAGGGGGAGTAATCATACCGATGGAAAAGCCGATGGTCAATTTATAAACCATTATTCCTGTAGGTTACCACAGCGGGGATTCCTTTCGTGTAGTTATCTACATGGTTAAATCCAACGGCTTTGAAGGCGATGATGTCACATGGAGCTGGTGATGTAAATGCGAACTGTTGTACCTGGATCTCATTTTGAGTAATGCGCTCCATACCTAAAGATAGGTCGTCAAGTGAGGCTGTTAAGATGGGGAGCCAGTACACAACAATCTCATCTGGAGCCATTCGGCTGACTTCCCAGAAAGTGAGGTCGATGCTGACATTTGTCATATACCCTACGGCATAAGCAACAGGAGCACGATCGTAGTAGACAACGAGACGAACTGGCATTCCGAGGCCAGAGGTCATCTCGATAGGCATGATGTCAACTGGGTTGAATGTGAAGTGGCCAGCACCTCGGAATGCCGCAATGTCCTTCATTGCTTGTTCGTCACCAACGCCAATAGCCAGTTGCTTCGGCAACTCTAGTTGCCCTCCAAGGATCGTACCAGTGAAACCGAAGACAGATCGTTGAATATCAATAAAATCAGCATTTCGAATATTACTTGGATTCATTGTCGTCCTCGATTTTCCTAGTCCTGTCATTGAGATTCATGCATTCTAATCAGGTACATCTGAGTCGGCAATACGCCATGGTTTTTATATTTATACTCAACGATGTATGGTGTCATATGAGGTTGAGTTTGGCGGTGGTGAACCATGTATGAAATCAAACATCAGGTGACTATTTATGCATGATTTAATTGTTTACACTCGATTGATCGAGGCTGTGAATCGTTTACTGTCAACCTACCCAGTTGATGGTGTCGGAGTATTGGCGTGGTTGGAGGCTGCTGATGTCGAGGTTCAACAGAAAGGAGGTGACATCACTGACGTACTAGTTGCGTGGTCTGAATCTTCAAGCCTAACTGTATGTTTTGACTGCGAGTCTAGGTTGGTTGTGTCTAGTTGAGGTTGGTGGCTTTGTGTGGTGGGCATATTGGCGGAATTGCCTATGCCCAGTAATTTGACATCCTCGCAACTTAAGGTTTCTGGCTGGGGTTCTCACACGGTCATTTTTCTACCACTGTGCTGTAACTTAGACATTTGAAATCCCGCTTCAGGGCTCGGCGCCCCCCTTTTGCGGAGCTTTAAACCTGAACAGCCTTCATCGGGTACAATGTGGGTCCCATATCGTCCAGGAGCGTCCCAATGTCAGCTCTTATTCCTGAACTGATCGCCATGGCCAGTGATCCCGCAGTGGCCACTTCTGATCTGCTACGCCGCGCTTTTGTGGCTGCTCACCGCTTAAATCTGCCAGAGTGGATCGATTGGATAACACATGAGTTGCAGGGCTACCCTGAGGGGGTGCCGTTGCCCCCATATAGGCAGCTTCAGGGAGAAATAGTGGCTGACCACCCTATGCGAGGTTTGACACAGGTATCATTCTCATCTGCGCAGAGTGCAAGCGAATGGGGGTTTTGCAACCTGGACACTCCTGTGGAAGAGATCGAGGGGTGGATTAATGAGGGGGATGATGTGGTGATGACGTTTCCCCCTGGGGCTGAAGATGCTTTGAGGAAGGCTATACGCCCTTCTTGTCGTCCCCTTCGTCGTTTCCACCTGAGCATGTTTAAAGCGCTGATCGGCGCAGTCAGAAACAAGGTGCTGGACTGGGCTCTGAAACTGGAAGGTCAAGGCATCCTGGGTGAGGGATTGAGTTTTACCGCTCGAGAACAGGCTCAGGCCCAACAGCTGACACCGGTGACCCACATACACATCGGCCGGGATTTCACCGGTGGCCAACTGATGGTGAGCTCACCTGGTGCTCAGCAGCAACAGACCATCACAGACGAACAGAAAAAGGCGGCCTTAGCGGCCCTGTTGCCGTGGCTGCAGCAGGTGATCGCACATGGGCAACTGCAGCAGGAGGTCTGTGCAGAACTGCAAGCAGAATTGGACACGCTCAAGGCACAGGCCGCCTCTCCAAAACCCAAGTGGCCGGTGATCAGTGCCGTGGCCAGCAGTGTGCGGGAGATTCTGGTAGGGGCAGGTGGTGAAGTGTTGGCTGCAAATGCGTTGGGCTTGTTGGCGACCTTATCTGCGGGTTAAGCAAGGCCGTGATGATTAAGAGTTTCTGTTGGTACATGTAAGAGGTTATTACTGAAGGGATGGGTAGCAAATTGGAAACGCCAGCTCTGAGGATGGCGGGCTGGGGGCTACTGTACGGCGATTTCTTCGACCTGTACGACGTTGTCGAAGTGCTTGAGATTCCCAGTGGCCTGGCGGGCCAACTCATGATTTACCTGCGCACGATGCGCTGTGTGGAGCTGGTGGCCGAAGTTCGTGTAGGGCTTAAAGAGGAGGGGAGAGCCCACAAACGGATTTTCATCAAGGTGCTCTGCATCCATCCAGAACCCCCCAGTAAAGCCCCCCCTGCCAAACTAAACGTCCTGCGCTCTAAGTTGGTTCATCTATCCAAGGTCATGCCTTCACCGCGGGGAGTTCGCTGATTCAGTTGATGCGGCGGGAGGATGGCCAAGGGCCATTTGGGGAGCTAGGCGAACGACCAAAGTAGGGCCGATCCCCCTCCTTTCAGGGCTGACGGGATCCTCCCCTTTGCAGCACTGCAAACTACACGGCCCAAAACGAGTACAATGGGGCCCTATTTCACTTAGGAGTGCCTCAATGCCCGACCTTATCCCTGAACTCATCGTCATGGCCAGTGATCCGACCGTCAAGACTCCCGATCTGCTACGTCGTGCCTTAGTGGCTGCACGACGGCTGAAGTTACACGAGTGGGTAAAGTGGATCGGTTATGAGCTCAGAGGATACCCCAATGAGCAGGAACTCCCACCGTACCGCGAAGTTAGTGTACCGTTAATGGGGCAAGACAATCTTGGGCAGCTCTGGCCGATCACCAACCCTGCATTATGGAATCTAGGTAAGTACCAGTCTGTTGCTATCAAGCAGCCGATCGGTGAGATCGAGGCGTGGGCTATTGGAGGCATGGATATAAAGTTGAGATTTCCCGATAGGGTAGAGCAACAGCTTTTGGACTGCATTGGTCATGCTGCCCTCCCTGTCCGTGTACTAACGATAGGGAGCATCAGCAGCATCCTCGACATGGTGCGTAATGAGGTTCTGGAGTGGTCACTTGCATTAGAGGCAGAAGGAATCTTGGGAGAAGAGATGAGTTTTACAACGCAGGAACAGGACCAGGCCAAGCAGTTGGCACCGGTGACAATTCACATCGAAGGGGGGATTCACGGTGGCCAACTGATGGTGAGCTCGCCCGGCAGCCAGCAACAGCAGACGGTGACCAGTGAACAGAAGGTCGAGGCACTGGAAGCCTTGCTGCCTTGGCTACAGCAGGTGATTGAACAAGGGCAACTGCAGAAGGATGCCTGTGGTGAGTTGCAGGCTGAGCTTGCGACCCTCCAAGCTCAGGCCGCCTCACCCAAGCCGAAATGGCCGGTGATCGGCGCTGTGGCTGGCAGTGTGCGGGCGATCCTGGAAGGGGCCAGCGGCGGGGTGCTGGCTGCAGAGGCGTTGGGCTGGTTGGCTACCTTGGCTACAAGCTGAGTGATAGGTTTTCTGCATGCCACCTGCCTTTATACCTTTACTCTCGGAAGCTCGTTAATGCAGGTGGTATAGCGGGGACTGAGCTGATCTCGCTTCATCATCCACTCGCTGGCGTCCCGGCCCCTGGCGGCAAAGTAGACCTTTCCCAACCTTCCCTGATTTATCTGGTCAATCACCTTCATCAGAGCCTCGCTGCGGGGATCCTGCTGCTGGTCAGCGAAAAGGTCTCCCTGGTGCATGCTGGCCGGGGTGAAATCGGCCAACATGACGCCCCCCTTCATATAGCGGACATCATCTCGCCAGATCCGGCGCAGCAGCGGCTCAACCAGGGCCAGCAGGTCACGGGTATCTGAGGTGGGTGTCTGCAACCGGGTCGATACCTGGTTGCTGTAATAGGTCTCTCGCTCCGAGAAGGGGCTGCTCCTTATAAAGAGGGTGACGTGCTGGCAGCACATGCCCTCCGCTCTGAGCTTTTCCGCGGCCCGCTCCATGTAGCCGGCCAGCGCCTCCAGCATGGGGCCAAACGCGGTGATGCGCTCACCAAAACTCCGGCTGCAGATGATCTGCTGCTTGGCCTGGGCCATCGGCTCCAGCTCGGCACAGGGGATCCCCCGTAGCTCCTGCACTGTGCGCTCGACGACGACCCCATACTGTCGACGCAGGCTCTTGGGGTCGGCCGCCACCAAGTCGGCCACGGTGTTGATGCCCTGTTTGTTGAGCTTGGCTGTCAGTTTGCGCCCTATCCCCCAGACTTCCTCAACCGGGGTGATGGCCATCAGCTTGGCGCGGCGCCCCTCATCGCGCAGATCCACTACACCGCCGGTGGCGGGCCACTTCTTGGCGGCGTAGTTCGCCAGCTTGGCCAGGGTCTTGGTCGGTGCAATGCCCACCCCGACGGTGAGGCCGGTCCACTGCTGCACCCGCTCGCGGATCTGGCGGCCATAGGCCAGCAGGTCACCGGCCCAGCTTTCGCTGAGCTCGACGAACGCTTCATCAATGCTGTAGACCTCGACGGTTGGGGCCATGCTCTCCAGGGTGGTCATCACCCGGTTTGACATGTCGCCGTAGAGGGCGTAGTTGGAGCTGAACCAGATACCGCCCTGTTCCTCATAGAGCTCGCGGATCTGGAAGTAGGGCACCCCCATCTTGACCCCCAACCGCTTGGCCTCTGCCGATCTGGCGACGACACAGCCATCGTTGTTGGAGAGCACCACGATCGGCACCCCCTTGAGGTCGGGGCGGAACAGACGCTCACAGGAGGCATAGAAGTTGTTCACGTCGACCAGGGCAATGGCGGTTGGCATGGCTACCCTCGCCGGGTTTTGTGCAGAACGAAGGTGACGACGCCGAATATATCCAGCTCCTGCCCTTCTTGCAGAATGATGGGGGCGAAATCCGGGTTGGACGGTAGTAGCGCGGGTGGGTCGGACTGCAAGATCTTGACGGTGAACTCGCCATCCAGGCAGGCGAGCACGATGTCGCCGTGGCGAGCCGTGATGGCGCGGTCGATGATCAGCATATCGCCGTCGTTGATGCCTTCTCCGACCATGCTGTGTCCGCTGGCCCGCACATAGAAGGTGGCCGCCGGGTGGGGGACACAGTGTTGATTGAGGTCGATGGACTGTTCCACATAGTCCTGAGCCGGGGAGGGGAATCCGCAGGCGGCAGGGGTGAGGAATAATGGGATCTCTATGATAGGTGCATTGGTTGCGTGGGGGAGCATGGTAAAGGTCACTGTATGAACATACAGTGATTCTAACCGAGGGATCCGGAAAGATCACTGGTCGTCGTTCGGGTCTTGGCATGGCAAGGGGGACGCGGCCAATTATGCTTGGCAGAGACTGACCAGGTGAGTTTGAGCTCTCATACGACGGAGGGGCAGCGCATGTGCATCAACTACATCCCGACCACCAAGGCGGTGCTGGTGGAATACTTCGGAGTTGATGATCCCGGGTTCGGCTGGAAGGAGGAGGTGTGGCAGGACTACCTGGCCCCGATCCTGATCCAGCGAGACGGACGGCGGCAGGCGCTGATCGCCAGTTATGGGATGGTGCCCAAGAGGAAGGTTCAGCCAGGCAACAAGCACTACACCACGATGAACGCCAGGGCTGAGACGGTGGGTGAAAAGCCGACCTACCGCCACGCCTGGCAGCAAGGGCATCTCTGCCTGGTGCCCATGTCCGGTTTCTTCGAGCCCTGCTACGAGAGCGGCAAGGCTGAGCGCTGGCGGATCAGCATGGCCGACGGCAGGCCCTTCGCGGTGGCCGGCATCTGGCGGGCATGGCAGGAGGAGCAGGGCTACACCTTCAGCTTCTCCCAGCTCACCATCAATGCCGACACGCACCCGCTACTGCGGCGAATGCACAAGCCCGGAGACGAGAAGCGTAGCCTGGTCATCGTGTCGCCGGATGACTACGACACCTGGCTGGGGTGCAAGGACCCTGAACTGGCGCGAACCTACCTGGTGCAGCAGGATATCTGTCAACTGAAGGGAATATCTATGCCGATCCCGTAGAGTCATTGAACAGGGTCTTGTTCTGGGTAGCAGATATCTTACAGGTAAGCTGTCGCCTACAGCTTTACTAGAAGTCTAGGTTGGCGGACTGACTGGAGTACGATGAATATCAGTACTATCCAATGATATTGGCTAGATGCTATCAGCGGGAGGTGGTTGGGTATTCTACGAGCAGATGATGGCTCAAGTGGTTTAGGCCAGGCTTCACTTGCTCAAACAACTGTAAAGGAGGAGAGAGGGGACAAAGCCCCTCTCTCTGATTACTACGTCTTCCTTTTCGGAAAAGGCAAGAACATTGGCGTCGTTCCTATACTGCCATCTTCCGCTTCGCACTTAACAAAGCCCAGTTTTTCGTAAAATCCGATGGCCCCAGGGAGTGCATCGACAAAGACTCCAAACGACCCAACCTGCTCTGCTGATGCTAATGCTATCTCGACAAGATGCCCTATAAAAAACGAGCCAACACCTTGTCCAGCATAGTCTTTGTCAACTGCGAAGCGTCCTATTAGAACAAAAGACACTTCTCGGTACGGAAGACCTTTACCAAATGCACCTAGCTTCGATTTTTCAATCTTGGTTGCGGACATGGTAGCGAATGCAATTACTCCGTCGCTGTCACTAACAACCTCGTGCCCTGCTAGTACATTTTTTTGCCACTGCTTTACAAATTTCTTGTGGTAGAAGTCATCCAAAGATGGCTCACCACTGGAAAAATCAGCATCAATCTTGCCTGAAAACGGCTGTACTCTTACTTCTAGTTCTTCGTTCAATCTTCAGTACTCCACTACGGGAGCTTTCGATAGCCGCGGTCATTCTTGTGTTGAACTCTGGCGGATTTGTCAGAAGCTCGATCATCTTGGCATAGGACTGAGTGGTTAACCTCAAAGTCCGTTCGCTTTCGATAATCTCTTCGGCAACCTTGCGTCCTGCCATCTTGACGAAAGCCGACACACTGACACCGCTGATGCTTGCTGCTTGCTCGAACAGCTCTTTTATTTCATCAGTTACCCGAAACTCGAATCGCTCTTGTTTCGGCCTCTTCATTGCCGAACTCGCTACTGCGTTAGCGGCATTTTTCATAACGTCCTACCTCTAAATCGTCTTATTCACCTCGATGGGCGATGCGATGATATTTGTATTTATCTATGCGTATAAAACTCCTTATTCAGGGCTCATATAGGACCCTATTCTGGTGTGTTTTCATCAGTTTCTCCCTACTTGCAATGACTGGTTTCTAGTTAGATGGACGTTCCTAGAGGCTTTGGGTCACCCTATGAACGCCTCATTTTGTCCGTAAATTTACCGGACACAATGATGCTATCATCGACTTCAAAAATCGTCAACTAAATTGTTGACATGTGAGTTTATGTATGAATTTTTGTCTCAGAATGTCCCCGGATTTGGTCCATAGCCTAGGTTTTAGCCTGCTCAGAGCTTCTTGAGCTACTCGGTTACTGATATGGAGAAGTTGGGGTGGCGTGGGGACAAGTATTTCCATCACAAAGTACAGTGTGTTGACAGGGGATTGCACAATTGTGTAAGTTAAAAGCTAATGATGGAGGACTGCACCCGAAAGGGTTCAGTCCTTTTTTATTCCCCTTTCAAACCTCGGCCTTGCCGGGGTTTTTTCATTTCTGAGTCCCTGCGGGGTGGTGGGTATGCAGATGCCTGATAAAGACCTTGGTCTGTTGGCCTGGCTGCTGGCGTGGGCCGATTCTCACTGGCCCGCGCTGTATGGCTTCATTCTGTCCGTGGTGATCTCCTGGTTGCGGGTGACTTACTCCGGCGGCGGTGTTCGACAGCGGCTGCTCGAGTCGCTGCTGTGTGGCGCCATTTCTCTCTCAGTGATGTCTGGGATGGAGTTGTTTGGGATTGCGGCCACCGCATCTGGGTTTGTAGGCGGTTCGATCGGGTTCCTCGGGGTCGAGAAGATCCGTGAGTTTGCCGGTCGCGTGCTGGATAGGAGGTTTGGCAATGGTCCGAGTTGAGCGCACATCACCGCACGGCATCAGCCTTATGCACTACTTCGAGACCTGCAAGTTGAGGGCCTACCCAGACCCTGGCAGCAAGAATGGGGAGCCGTGGACTATCGGGTGGGGGCACACAGGGCCAGAGGTGAAGCCCGGGCTGGAGTGGTCGCAGCAACAGGCTGACAGCGCGTTCGTTGATGACCTCCGCCGCTTTGAGCGTGATGTGTTGTCGCTGGTCAAAGTGCCACTGACTCAAGGCCAGTTCGATGCACTGGTGTCGTTCGCCTACAACGTCGGTTCTGATATCGATGCCGACACCATCCCGGAAGGGTTGGGAGATTCCACGCTGCTGCGCAAGCTGAACACCGGTGATTACGATGGTGCAGCCCGTGAGTTTCGGAAGTGGAACAAGAACGATGGCAAGGTGATGCGCGGGCTGACCCGCCGGCGTGTCGCAGAGGAATGCCTGTTCAGGGGAATGGATGCCGCTGCGGCCATCAAAAATGGGGTAGCTGCAGCATGAACCCCGTCAGGCAGTTCCTCAATGCGTATCCCGTGGTGTGGTTCTTCGCTCGCCTGACCGCGGTAGCGCTGCTGGCGTGGTGGATTCACCACTCAGGCTACAGCTCCGGAGCTCATGACAAGGGGCTTGAGTGGTCAGAGAAGTGGAACAAACAGGCGGCCGAGCTGGCCACTGCACGAGCGGATGCGGTAACCGCTGCGCGAGAGGTTGAGCAGCGTCGCCAAGCGGACATAGAGAAGGTGAGACAGGATGCAGAACAAGAGATTGCCCGGGCTGAGAGTGACGCTGCTGCTGCCAGTGCTGTTGCTGCTGGGTTGCACGAGCAAGCCCGCCGCTTGGCAGCACGAGCAAATCAGTGCGCCAGCCATACCGGTGCTGCCCAGCCAGGCGAAACAGCCAGACAGCCCGCCGTGGTGCTCGCCGACCTGCTCAGCCGGGCTGATGCGCGAGCGGGAGAGCTGGCAAGAGCGTATGACCGAGCTCGAGCCTCCGGTCTGGCCTGTGAAAGAGCCTACCACTCACTGATTTCCCAGCAGTAACCGAATCGCCGCACCGGGTCACTCTCCCACCTGGCGGGTCGTCCCGCGTTAATGTGTGCCGGTGCGGCACCAACCAGGTAGCAGCCATGCCTCTACGAGTTCCCAAGGTGTGCAGAGAGCGCACCTGTCACCAGTTGACCACCGAGCGGCATGGCTACTGCCCAGCCCATATACATCTGCTCGATGGGTGGAAGACGGTGGCCAAAGTCAGCGCCGATGAGCGCGGCTATGACTGGGCGTGGCGCAAGCGACGCAAGCGGATACTGGAGAGGGACAAGTACCTGTGCCAGGTGTGCCTTGCCTTGGGCATCGTGACACCAGCGACTCAGGTCGATCACATCGTCAACAAGGCCGCTGGCGGCACCGATGATGACGATAACTTGCAGAGCATCTGCGACCCTTGCCACGCCACCAAGACGCGGGCAGAGGCGCTGGCAGCCCGCCGGGCGGGGCGGGGTAGGGGGTAGGGGGGATCAAATCCTCCCAGCTTTGCGACCTCACCACTGCTCCGCCCCGCGAAATTTTTATACCCGCGAAATTAAAAATTTAAATGGAGGGCGCGATGGCCGGTGCAGCTGCCGTGCCCGGGCGCGGCAGAAAGCCCAAGCCGACCGCACTGAAGCGCCTGGGAGGCAATGCCGGCAAGCGGGCACTGAATAAAGACGAACCCATCTTCACCCCTCTCATCGGGGTCGCCTGCCCTGAGTGGCTGGCAGAGGATCCATGGGCTCCCACGCTGTGGGATATGGTCATCAAAGAACTGTGCGCCGCCGAGGTGCTGTGCATCACCGATCTGCACAACCTGGAGGCGTTCTGCGCCGCTTACTCCCGCTGGCGCAGAGCCGAGATTGAGATCACCAAGCACGGCCTGGTGGTTGAAGGGGCCACTGGTGGTCCAGTCAAGAATCCGGCCTGTACCGTCGCCAACGAATCACTCAAGCAAATGACCACATACGGGGCCATGCTCGGGCTGGACCCTTCCAGCCGCTCGCGCTTGATCGGCGGCAACAAGAAGAAGGGAGGCGGCAACCCGTTCGCTGCTTTGTAGGGATAGACCATGGCCGCACGCAAAAGCTATCCCTACGTCAACGTGGCCAATGGCTACGCCCGCGACATAGTGCGCGGCAAGATCCCTGCCTGCCGCTATGTGATCCAGGCATGCCAGCGTCATCTCGATGATCTGGCCAAGGAGAAGTCGGCCAAGTTTCGCTACCGCTTCGACAAGGACAAAGCCGAGCGGGCCGCCAAGTTCGTCCAGCTCATGCCCCACACCAAGGGGGAGTGGGCCTTCAAGCGCCAGACCCTGAACCTTGAGCCGTGGCAGCTGTTCATCATCTGCTGCGTGTTCGGATGGGTGCGCAAAGGAAGCGGCCTGCGGCGCTTTCGCGAGGTTTACAACGAGATCCCCCGCAAGAATGGTAAGTCGGCGCTCTCCGCCCCGGTTGGCCTCTACTGCTTCGCGGCGGATAACGAATTTGGCGCCGAGGTTTACTCCGGCGCCACGACAGAGAAACAGGCGTGGGAGGTATTCCGCCCGGCCCGCCTGATGGCCAAGCGTACCCCGGCGCTGCTCGATCATTACGGCATCGAGGTCAACGCCAGCAACATGAACATCCCTGCTGACGGCGCCCGTTTCGAGCCGCTGATCGGCAACCCTGGTGACGGCCAGTCACCATCCTGCGCCATCGTGGACGAATACCACGAGCACGACAGCGACGATCTCTATACCACCATGATCACCGGTATGGGGGCCCGCAAGCAGCCCCTGATGTGGATCATCACCACCGCGGGCTACAACATCGACGTGCCCTGTTACGACAAGCGGCGGGAGGTCATCGAGATGCTGGCCGGCACAGTGCCGGACGATGAGCTGTTCGGGATCATCTACACCATCGACGAAGGTGATGACTGGGCAGATCCTGCGGTGCTGGCCAAGGCCAACCCCAATATGGGGATCTCGGTCTACTCAGATCACCTGCTGGCGCAGCAGGCCAAGGCAATTAAGTCGGCCCGCTTTGCCAACATCTTCAAGACCAAACACCTCAACGTCTGGGTCTCGGCCAAGACGGCGTTCTACAACATGCAGCGCTGGGCGGCCTGCGAGGACAAGAGCCTCACCCTTGAGCAGTTTGCCGGTGACGAGTGCATTCTCGGCTTCGACCTGGCACGCAAGCTCGACATGAACTCCATGGCGCGGTTGTTCTGGCGCGATATTGACGGCAAGCGCCACTACTACTCGGTCGCCCCCCGATTCTGGGTGCCGGAAGATACCGTATTCGATAACGATAACCGGCGTCTGGCGGAGCGATACCAGAAGTGGGTCAACCTGGGTGAGCTCAGCACCACCGATGGGGCAGAGATCGACTATCGCGAGATCTTCGAAGAGGCCAAAGAGGCCAACCTAACCAATAAGGTGCTGGAGACTCCACTCGACCCGGCAGGGGCAATTGCCCTGTCTCACTCGCTGGCAGATGAGGGGATGACCCCCATCACCATCACCCAGAACTATCAGAACATGTCCGCCGGGATGAAGGAACTGGAGGCTGCGATCCAGGCCGGCCGCTTCCACCATGACGGCAACAGCTTGATGACCTGGTGTATCGGCAATGTGATCGGCAAATACCTGCCCGGAAACGATGACATGGTGCGCCCGATCAAGGAGAGCGCGGATCAGAAGATAGACGGCGCGGTGGCGCTGATCATGACCATCGCCCGCGCCATGGTGCCGGATCGCGGCGATGACCGCTCCATCTACGAAACCTCGGACGTTTTATGCTGACACAACTTTTCATTTTCATCGTGGGCCTGCTGGGGGCTGCGGCGCTGGCCTATGGCGCCAGCCTCTACGCCCCGCCGCTCGGCTGGATAGTGGGCGGTCTGCTCTGCCTGATCTGGTCATTAATGATGAGTCGAGCAGTGGCTGCCGCCGAGTTCGCCAAACGCCACAAGGGGGATAGCTAATGTTCCTGCCAATGATGTTCGGCAGCGGGCGCAAGGGCGGCAACTTCAGTCAGTGGATCAGCAGCATGGCGGGTAAGACGACCAAGGCCGGAGTGCTGGTAACGCCGGAGACTGCCCTGGCGCAAGGGGTAGTGCGTGCCTGTGTCACCCTGCTGGCCGAGTCCGTGGCGCAGCTCCCCTGTGAGCTCTACCGTCGAGATGATGACCAGCGGCTGCGTGCAACTGACCACCCGCTGTACGACCTCATCCATAACCAGCCGAACCAGAAAGACACAGCGTTTGAATTCAATGAGCAGCGCATGGGCCACCTGGGCCTGCGTGGCAACAGTTACAGCTTGATCGACCGGGATGGGCGAGGCTTCATCACCGAGCTCATTCCCATCAACCCGGACAAGGTAGCTGTGCTCAAGGGGCCGGATGGGTTGCCCTATTACCAGTTGCTGGATGGCAGCAACCAGATCTTGCCGATGCGGATGGTGCACCACGTCAAGGCGTTCAGTCTTGACGGCTACCTGGGGCTGTCACCAATCCAGACCAACCCTGACACCATCGGACTTGCGATGGCGGTGGATGAGCATGCGGGAAGGGTGTTTGCCAATGGCACGACTCTCTCGGGCGTCATCGAGAGCCCGAAGGATGGAGCCAAGTTTGACACACAGGCCAAGGTGGATGCGTTCCTCGGCAAGTTTGTAGAGCGCCACTCTGGGCTGCGCAACGCCTTCTCAGTCGCATTACTGCAGGAGGGGATGCAGTACAAGCAGCTCGCCATGAACAACGAGCAGGCGCAGCTGCTGGAGTCCCGCAAGTATGGCGCAAACGAGATCTGCCGGCTCTACAAGGTGCCGCCGCACATGATCGGCGAACTGGAGCGGGCGACCAACAACAACATCGAGCACCAGGGGCTGCAGTTTGTCATCTACACCCTGCTGGCCTGGGTCAAGCGGATCGAAGGCGCCATGATGCGCGACCTGCTGTTACCAGCGGAGCGCAAGAACCTCTACATCGAGTTCAACGTCTCCGGGTTGCTACGGGCAGATCAGAAGTCCCGCTACGAGGCCTATGCCCTCGGTCGCCAGTGGGGCTGGATGAGTGTCAACGATATCCGCCGGCTGGAGAACCTACCGCCGGTAGCAGGTGGAGATATCTACCTGACTCCGCTCAACATGGTGAGCACCGGCTCCCTCCCGCCAGGCATCACCAAAGCCAGCGCCGAACAACTCAACGATATCGAGGCCATCCTATGCCGAAGCTGATCAATTACCCCCATCTGGCCAGCATGGCGTTTGGCCAACCACTCTATGCCACTCAGGATGTTCTGGCTGGAGTGAAGAGCCTGCTGCTACCACGCATGCTGGGCAACCATCGAGACATCATGGCGGCCGACGAGTTGCCGGACGGGTTCGAGCCTGCTCCGCTGGAGGCCAAGGGCGAGTTCAAGAACCGCATCGGCGGGCTGGCTGTGATCCCTGTACACGGCATCCTGATGGCGCGGCGTGGTCACATCGATGCCACCTGCACCGAGCTGACCAGCTACGAGTGGGTGAGGATGCAGATCGCCACCGCGCTGGCTGACGAACGGGTCAAGGAGATCGTGCTCGACATCAACTCTGGCGGCGGCATGGCGGTGGGCTGCAAGGAGCTGGCGGAATACATCTATTCCAAGCGCAGCGTCAAACCGATTACCGCCCTGGTCAATTTCGCCGCCTACTCGGCCGCCTACTTCATCGCTGCTGCTTGCACCAGGGTGGTGGTGAGCGAGACCGGCGGCTGCGGCTCGGTGGGCGTCATCATGGAGCACATGGAGGTAAGCAAGTGGGAGCAAGAGGTGGGGCTTACCTTCACCACCTTCTACCGCGGCGAGCGCAAGAAAGACGGCACCCCGCACGAGCCTCTCTCCGAGGGGGCGATGGCCGCCATTGACCACCGGATGGATCAGGCCTACGAGCTGTTCGTGAGTTCGGTCGCTCGATATCGCAGCTTGTCAGCAGAGCAAGTGCAGGCCACTGAAGCTGCCCTCTTCAGCGGCAGTGAAGCCGTGGCCAACGGCCTAGCAGACGAACTGGCCAATCCCCAGGATTATCTCAACGCCCTTGCCGCCAGCGTGGCCAACCAGGGTAAACCTCAACAGTCCGTAGGCCTGCGGGCCAGGGCCATCGAATTGCAGAACCAGCTCTAGCCCTGCGGCGGAGCCCATCCCAATAAGCCCCTTTTGGGGCTTTTTTTATACCCAAAGGAAACCACTCGATGAAAACTATCGAAACCCTCCGCCGCGAGCGTGGCGAAATCGTCGCCCAGATCACCGTCCTGGCTGATATCGAAAAGCAGGGCGGGACTCTGAGTGCTGAGCAGTTGGCCGAGTTCACTTCACTCGAGAGCAAAGTCGCGGAAATCAGTGCCCAGATCACCCGACTGGAAACTGCAGAGCGGCTGGCAGCTCAGCAGGCAGTGCCAGTCACGGCCTCTGCATCAATGATTGGCTCGCCTGCCGTTCATGTGAAGCAGGAGCTGAAGCAGTACCCCGGTGCTGGCATGGCTCGTATCGCCATGGCCATTGCTGCAGGCGAGGGGGACATGGAGCTGGCAGAGCAGTTTGCCGCCAACGAGATTGGTGATGCCGGGATTGCCATGGCTATCAGCACCGCGGCTGGTTCCGGCGGTGCTCTCATCCCTGAGAACCTGCACTCCGAGGTGATCGAGTTGCTGCGCCCCCGCACCATCGTTCGCAAACTCGGGGCCCGGCCGGTGCCGCTGCCCAACGGCAATCTGAGCATGCCGCGCATGTCCGGTGGGGCCACCTCCAGCTACGTGGGGGAAGGCGTTGATGCCAAGGCTACCGGTGGCAGCTTCGATGACGTGAAGCTGGCGGCCAAGACCATGATCACCCTGGTGCCGATTAGCAACCAGCTGATCGGGCGTGCCGGGTACAACGTCGAACAGCTGGTGCTGGGTGACATGCTCGCGGCCATGGGCGGTCGTGAAGACAAGGCGTTCCTGCGCGATGACGGCAGCAACAATACCCCGATCGGCTTCAAGAAAGTGGCCACCGACGCGGGCCGTACTGTTGCCTGGACCGGCACGGCGGATCTGGACACCATCGATGCTTACCTCGACTTGCTCATCCTGAAACTGATGAGCTCCGACTCCATGATGATCAACCCGGGTTGGGGCATGAGCCCGCGCTCCTGGATGAAGCTGTTTGGCCTGCGCGATGGCAACGGTAATAAGGTCTATCCGGAAATGGCCCAAGGCCTGCTGAAGGGCTACCCGGTTGCCCATACCAACACCATCCCGGTGAACCTCGGCGCGGGTACCAACCAGACCGAGATCTACTTCGCCGACTGGAACGACGTGGTGATCGGCGAGCAGGACAACATGACCATCGACTTCAGCCGCGAAGCCACCTATGTGGATGCTGCCGGCGAGCTGGTCAGCTCCTTTGCCCGCAACCAGTCCCTGATCCGTCTGGTCGGTAACCACGACGTGGGCTTCCGTCACGTAGAGGGGCTGGTGCTGGGGACTGCCGTTACCTGGTAAACCCTGCCATGGGGCTGCTTCGCGGCCCCTTCCATTTCCCTATCAAGACCGTTCAGGAGAGCCATCATGGCCAAACCAGACAAGGCGGGGAGCGAACCCACCGTAATGCTTATCAAGGTGATCCGCCCCTTCAAGAACTACAGCCCCGGCGACATCACCGGATTTGACGCAGCCAAGGCGCAGGCCTTGATCGACGGTGGCGTGGCTGAGGCCTACACCGCAGCCGAGGGTGAGGAGTAAACATGTTGCTGATCACCGTGGTTGAAGCCAAGGCTCAGTGCCGAATCGAACCGGAGATGACCGACGAAGATGCGCTTCTGACCGGTTTGATTGAAGCGGCGATCAGCCACATCCAGTCCGACATCAACAAGCCGCTGGTGGCAGCAGGGGAGGAGGGACAGCCCCTCACTCCTGCGCTCAAGCTGGCGGCCTTGCTACTGATCGGTCATTGGTACACCAACCGGGAGGCCGTGGTGACGGGCACCATTGCCACGACTCTGCCGCTGGCGTATGACTCGCTGATCCACCCCTACCGTGACATCGTGGTGGGCTAGGGGGACGCATGCTTAAAAGTGGCGAACTCGACACCCGGCTGACGCGCTTTGGCGCCGCAACCGGCACGCCCCCAGAATGGCCGCTGCTTGGCAAACTGTGGGCGAAGATCATTGACCCGAAGGCGGCAGGTCGCGAGGCCCAGGCCAGTATCTATGCAACCGGTTCGACTTTGATCACGGTGCGGGCTCGGGGCGATATCCTGCCCGGGCAGTTGCTGAAGGGAAATGCCTGCTGGTACTTGATCGAAGACACCGCCAGCGAGCCTGGCGCCTTGCAGATCTCGGCCCGCAAGCTCTCCGGCGAGCCAGCGACCTACACCCCGAAGCAGGGGGATCCTTATCCGGTCACCGCCTTCTTGGCGGCTGAGAACGTGATGGTGGGGGCCCGCAGCGAACCGCGACACCAGATAGACCTGATCCTGCCTGAACTCGTCCCCCCCTTTGCACGACAGGGTGACCAGATCACCTTGCGGGGACGGCAATATCGTATCGATGGGCTGATTGAGGGCAGTGACAACGGCACCACGCTCCGAGTTATGGTGGTCTGATGCCGGGCGGACTTAGCCGCAAGCGCAGGGCCAGGGCGATCAACGTCACCGGCCTGAGCGAGAGTATTGATGCATTCAAGGCGCTCCCTGCCACGATCCGCAAGCAGCTGGTGGCCGTGGTCAATGAAGTGGCTTCCAACACCCGTGGTGACATCGTGAACCGGATCTCAGCGGATGGTTTCAATACAGCCTCGGTCAGGGCGCGGATCCGGCTCGACAAGGCGAACGCCAGCAACGACGTTGCCACTATCAGCCTGGACCTGAAGAAGATCCCGTTCAGCCGAGTCAAATTTGCCAGTCAGCGTACCGATGGTACCGGCACCCGGGCCAGCGTCTGGGTGCTGCGGGGCGGCAAGCGAGTGCAGGTCTACGGCTTTATCAACCCCTACGGCAAGAAGCGACGCCCGATGATCCGCTATGCGAAAGCCGGTAAGCCTCGGCTGGTGATGGCGGGTGGTGTGGGCCTGCGGGGCTGGTGGAACGACATCATCACCGAGCAGTTCCTCGATGAGCTGCAAGCCAACCTTGCCAGCACCTTCAGCAGGAGAGTGACATGAACGAAGCGACCGTCATCATCGATGCGCTGCTGGCCAAATTGCGCAGCGTGCCAGCACTGTCGCCAGAAGACAGGGTATGCGACAGCGACCCGCAGATCGACCAGCACACCCCGCTGCCGCTGGCCCATTTTCGGGAACTGACCGAGGGTAAACCGGACCGCCGGGGGCGGGAGTGGAAGCGCACCCGCAACATTCAGGTGGACCTCTATCAGTCCGTGAGTGACGGGCGGGCAGGGCGTGACCAGTTGCTGTCCGAGGTGCTGGCGGCGCTGGTGCCCTCGACGGCGGGGATCCCCCTGCCTGGCACGACGCTGCTCGCTATCTCTGTTGGCACCATCAATCTGGAACCCGAAGAAATCGGCAGCGACACCCTGCTGACCTCCATCCAATTCAGCCTCACTTACACCGCCAGCCTCTAGGTTGGCACCACCATCTGGATACCATAGGAGCATCCAAGCATGTCATTTACCGACAAAGGCCTGCTGCTGGCCGGTGATGTCTACATCGCCGAAATCACCAATGGCGTGAAAGGGCCCCTGATTGGACCCATCAACGTCAACGAGATCACCGTCACCCCGCCGACCACCGAGGAGAAGTCGCGCATCTCCAAGAAGCGCAGCACCTTCGGGCAAGCGCTGGACTCGGTCCAACTGCCGAAAGACCCGGCCAAGCTCTCCCTGAAATGGGACTCCATGACCAAGCAACTGCTGGCCGATGCCATCGCCGGCAAGCAGGTGGCCTTCACCCAGACCGAGGCCGCGGTCGTGGATGAACCTGTGACCCTCAGTAAAGAGGGATGGGTCGAGTTGGGCAACGCCTACATCAAGCCCGGCACCATCGTCGTGAAACTCGCCAGCGGCAGCACCACGCTGGTGCTCGACACCGATTACAAGGTGAATGGCAACATGGTGATGGCGCTGAACGACACGGCGGCTGTCGCTTGCAAGGTGAGCTACACCAAGGCGGCCGTGACCGGCACCACTTACACCGGCACCACCGAGACTCTCAAGCCGCGCTACTTCCTGATCGACGGCGAGAACCTGGCCAACCCCGGCCAGCGGGTGCGCGTCACCATCGATCAGGCCATGCTGGCCGCACAGGGCGCCCTGGCGCTGATGAGTGGCGAGTTTATGGAAGGGGAACTGGAAGGCTCGCTGGTCACCCAGCCCGGCAAGTCCGAGCCGTATCGGATGGAGATCCTTAACTGAAGATATCTAGCTGAGTCTCAGTTACGCCGAGACTCAGCTCCGAAATTCCCTTACTATAACGCCATATTGAATTTCTAAGGGAATAAAGATGAGCGTAAAGAATAATTATATTTTGGCGGATAGGATTCCGTTTATTATTTCATTTTTGACTGTGTATATGTTGATCGCAGGTGCAGCATATACTTTGGGGTTCTGGGCTTTATTTCCGGTTAATATATTTGATTTTATAGGGGTGGTCGACATTGCTAAATCATCCGTACCCGGATTGATGGTTTCAGTTTTAGTGATTTTTAGCGTCTATGTTCACCATTCCTTTAAGAGTGAGTTTCGAAAGGAAATCACTCCAACAGCTGATAACAAATATGCTGATTTCTTAATAAATAACAAGAATATATTTGTCTCTATTTTCATGCTGATGCCAATAACCCTATATGCATTTATGTCCTACACTCCTAGTTTCGTAATTGAGTACTCGAGTATCTTTGAGTATTTGTTATGGGCATTTGTTTTGCTTAGTTGTGTAGTGGTATATATTTATTTTGTTTCAAATGGTTATGTGCGTAGGTTGAACAATCGAAAATACATGACGGGTGTGACCATCATTACTATGATCTTCGTTCCATTAGCTAGTTTTACGATTGGCTTTGGACAGGCTAAAAATTTAATACTGGGTGTTAAATATAACTATGTACTTTCAACTTTGAACGCTGTTGAAGTAAATGTTAGCGGAAGCGATAGGTATCTCGGATACTACGGTGGTAAATATTTCACTTGGGATCCTAATGTCGGATTGGTGAAAATCAACTCTGATAAAAATATGTTGTATGTTAAATCATTTGAATATAAGCCTCGAGAATAAAATTCAAAATAAACAATAACATTTGAAATAATTGTAAAAAACCGCTTCGGCGGTTTTTTCATTTCTGAGGATACCCCATGGCCAGCAATGATACCGATATCCAGCTGCGGATCCGTGCCGCCGTTGAGGGGCTGGCCGAGATCAGCAAGCTCATCACCGAGGTGGATACCCTGGGTGGGGAGACCGAATCGAGCAGCGAACAGGTCAGCGGCTTGGGCGATGAGCTGCAACGTCTCGGTGAACAGAACGCCACCCTGACCCAGTTCGCCAACCTCAAGCGCAGCACCGCCGATCTGGGGGAGGGGCTGGAGGATGCTCGCTCCCGGGCCACCGGCATGGGCAAAGCACTGGCGGATGCCAAGAAAGAACTGACGGCGTCCAATGCTGCCTACAGCACCAGTCGGCAGGAGACCGAGCGGCTGGCGAGCGCTCATGCGGAAGCCAAGGCCAAGGTGGATCTGCTGCGCCAGGCCAACAGTGAGGCAACCAGCGTCACCAAGGAGCAGCGCCAGGCGCTCAAGGATGCGCGGGATCAGGTTCGTCTGCTGGGGGACCAGTACAAAGAGAGCGCGGGGCAAACCAATGCCCTCAAGAACGGATTGGATGCCAGCGAGAAGGCGCTGCGTCAGCAAGCTCGGGAGTTCAACGCTGCTCGCCGGGAAGTGCAATCCCTCGATAGTCAGTATCAGCGGCAGAACAGCACGCTCAATGGGCTGCGCCGCGCCCTGACCGAAGCAGGGGTCGACACCCGCAAGCTGGCCAGCGAGCAGAAGCGGATTGAAACGGCCAGCCAACAGGCCGGAACCCAGGTGGCTTATCTGAAAAGCCAGCTTGCAGGACAGGCAGGGCAATTGCGTTCCAATGCCGCCGGGATGGAGGCATACAGCAAGAAAGCCAAGCAGGCGGAGCAGAACACCGAACAGCTGCATGAAGCGGTTCAGAGTGGCGAGCAAGGATGGGCAGCTCTGGCGGGCAAGATCACCGGCGTTGCAGCAGCCTTTCTCAGTTTTGATCAACTGGCTGCCCGCACTACCGGGATGGTCAGAACAGCGGATGAGATTGAGCGCCTTGGCGTCTCGCTCAAGAGCGTGGAAGGGAGTGCCGCCGGCGGTGAAAAGGCACTGGCCTGGTTACGGGAGTTCAACGAGAAGACCCCGTTCCAACTCAACGAGATTACCACTGCCTTTATCAAGGCCAAGAACTTCGGATTGGATCCCTATAACGGGGTGCTGCAGGCCACGGCTAACTACACCGCCAAGACGGCCGGCACCTATCAGGATCTTGAAGGGATCATCACCGCCCTCGGGCAAGCCTATGTCAAAGGCAAGCTGCAAGCCGAGGAGATGAACCAGCTCAATGAGCGCTCGGTGGCAGCGGCCAAACTGCTGGCGAAAGCCATGGGCAAGACCACTGACGAGATCATCGCCATGGCCACGGCAGGCAAGCTGGGTCGAAACGAGATCGAGTTGCTGATCAAGGCGATGGGTGAGGATGCGGCCGGTGCGTCGGAGGAGATGGCGCAGACTTTCAGTGGGATATGGTCGAACTTTCTCGAGCAGCTCAACCAGGTCGAGCTGGCCGTGGCCGATGCAGGCATCTTTGCCTTCATCAAATCCGAGTTGGCAGAGGTCACTGCCCAGATCAAAGCCGCGGCGGCAGATGGCAGTCTGGCAACCTGGGCGCAAGGTGTGTCCGATGGCATGAGATCTGGTGCCATCGCCATTCGTGGGATCACCGAAACCCTTGTCGAGATGAGAGACGGGATCGGACTGGTGGTGAAGGTCTGGGGCACCATGAAGGTGATCCAGTGGAGCTCCCAATTGCTCGGCTTCGGGCAGGCGATGAAAACCGGGGTGGTCCAGCCGACAGCAGAAGCCGGCAAAGAGCTCGACAAGACGACCAAGAAAGCGGTCAAGCTCAATGGGGTGCTGGGGGCGCTTACCCTGGGTAATGGTGCCGTTGCGGCTGGCCTCTCTGTTCTTGTCTACGAGGGTGGAAAAGGGCTGGCCAAGCTGGCCGAAGACGCCGGGGTCTGGGCGGCCAAGATGGGCGAGGCTGGGGAGGTTGAGCAGCGAGTGGCCGAGCAGTCTCGCGCCTTCTTCGCCCAACTGCAGCGACAGGGCATGACCACCATGGCGCAGTTTGACGAGTTCAAGAATGTGCAGATCCTCACTGCACAGGAGGTCGCCAACCTCTCTGCCGTCGAGCGGGCAGCCTACGAGCAGCGGCTCAAAGGCCATCGCGAGTACCTGACGGGCCAGTTGCAGGTGCAAAAGGCGCTTGAAGCCTCCGGGCTCAAGGCAGAGTCCATGCAGTATCAGGCCGATGCTGCACTGGCCAGCATGCGACAGGGATTTCTCGATCTGGCGGCTGGCGCCGACATGGCTGGCCAGGCCATTGACGCCAAGACTCGGCCAGCCGTGCTGAAGCTGGTGGCCGACTTTGACTTGCTCAAGGCAAAAGGGAAGGAAACGGCTACCGGGATCAGCGAGATGTTCAAGGGGCTGCAATTGGGGGATCCCACCTCCCTGCAGAACATTACCCTGGCGCTCGAGTCGCTGCGTGAGCAGGGCAAGGTCACCCAGACCGAGATTGATGCGGGGCTGCGCAAGAGTCTGCAGGACATGAGCCTACAGGATCTCGAGGTACTGAAGGCCCAGTCAATGGCGGCTTTTGACACCATGAAGAATGGTGCCATCAGCACGGCCCAGATCACCGAGTCGGTGCTGTCAGAAAAGCTGCGCCGCTTGGGCGTGGATTATCAAGCGCTCCATACCGGAATTGATGCCGTAGGCCGCCAGACCATCGACACCTTCCGCGCTGTTGCTACCGATGTGAATGCCACCTCGCAAGACATTGCCGCCGCCATGAAGGCGGCCGTCAACAAGGCAGACACGGTGCAAGAGCTGGAGGAGCTGAGAGAGGTCTGGTTATCGGTAGGGCAGGCGGGAAAGGTCTCTGCACAGGAGCAAGGACGCGGGCTTACCTATCTGGATGATCATATCCGCCAAACCAAAGCGAAAGCAGCAGAGATTGGTGATGGCTTCAACACCGCGGCGGATAAGTCGAAGAAGGCCACCGACACCATGAGGGAGAACCTCAAAGGGGTGCAAGAAGAGGCCAAAAAGACCAAAGCCGATGTGGAAGACGCCATCAGCAGTACGAGTGGTGGCAGCTCTGCCCTGTCGGGGGCGGGGCGAGGGGATGTGACTCGCACGGTTGGTGCTGGCTCCTTCTTCTACAAAACGGTGGATATCAACCAGCTCCGCGGCAACGCCGATGCCCTGGCCAACACCCTAGCCGGAGTGGAGGACGAGCTGGCCCGCTACAGCCAGAAGGTCAGGGACATCCCCGCCTACAGCGAGTGGAGCAAGTGGTACGCAGAGAAATTCCAGAAGGAGATGGAGGCCATGCGTGCCCAGCTCCAGAAGGAGTTGAATAAGGCGCAGCAGAAGGAAGCGGAGAAAGCGACGACTCAGCCGACTGTAGGGACCACGCAGCCACAACAACAGAGTGCACCGACGCCATCAGGCAGTAATAAAACGGTCACCATCTATCTCAAATCCGACACTCACAGCGCAGAACTCCAGTCCGATGAGGAAAACCTGGATGCGTTGCTGCGTCTGTTGAAACAGCAAGGACTCAGAAGCTGATGATCACATTAGCGGGTATCGAATTGCCAGATGACCTGGATTGGGAAGATGAGTTCGCGTGGGAGCCTGTTGGACAGGTCATAACCCCAACGCTTTCAGGGGCCATCATCGTCGAAGAGTCCGTCCAATCCGAGGGGCGCCCCATCACTCTTCGCTCTGATGGTGAGGCATGGGTAAGGCGTTCGACCGTGTTGGCATTGCAGTCATTGGCTGCGGCCCCGTCTACTCGGATGCAGCTCTTCCTCAACGGGCGCATCTTCACCGTCATATGGCGTCGAGAAAACAGCGGTGGGCTGGAGGCAAAGCAACTCTACCGGATCGCGGATCCGGATGCCCAGACCCCTTATGAAATCACCCTTCGCCTTCTTGAGGTAACCCCATGACCATTCATTCCGGCGACATCAAACTGATGGCCAGTCAGCGGTTGACTGACACCACGGACGGCGGCGGCCGCATCACCGGTCAGGAGATCGTGAGCGGCGAGCACAATGGCCTGTTTCAGGACATCAGCGATCTCGACCGCACTTATGGGGTGGTCAGCATGCGCAAGGCGTTTCTGGCGGTGCAGACGGATGACACGGACACCTATCGGGGTGCCCATATCATCGTGCAGGTGCCCCCGGCTGACCCGAACGTGGGGCTATGCCTCATCAACACCCGGGATCATCACGACACCCGCGCCAATGCCCGCGACGTGCTGGAGCGCTATCTGGCCCGTGGTCCCAAGTGGCGCGGCTTCCTGTACGACACCCAGCTCGAAGGCCAGCGGGCGATCCGCTTCTTCCAGCGCGTCGAAGTGCGCCTGCCGGAAGTGGGGGAGACCCTGGTGCTGGTCGGCAACGAGGGCAAGGCAGGGGAGTTCGAGCAGTATGTGCGGGTGCTGGAAGTCACCCAGCAGCTTGCCAAGTTCCAGGTGCCAGGAGTGCCCGAGTTCACCCGCAACGTGGTGACCTGCAAGCTGGCTGACCCGCTGCGCTACACCTTCGAGGGGGAGCAGCCGACCCCCTACGATGTGGTGACCAACGTCAAAACCGCCCTGCGGGAAACCGTGGTGGCCGATGCCGCCAACTACTTCGCCACCACCAAGCTGGCGGAGGCGGTGAACCTGGGCGCCATGCAGGTGCGGGCCAAGACGATCTTTACCCAGATCGTGCCGTCTGCCCGCACCGAGACCCCAGCGGTGGATCTGACAGCGGCTGGCGAAATGGCCAGCCTGGTGGATTCGGGCAAGGGCCTGGTCAGCTTTTCGACCGTGGTCAGCATTGCCCCCAGCCGGGGCCTGTTCCTCGGCACGGGCGTGAAACCCGGCACCCTGACCATCACCATCGGTGCGGCCGTCATCATCGACAAGGGGGGCGAGCTGGTTGTGGCCGGGTCCGTGGTGGGTGCTATCGACTATGGCCGTGGTCAGCTGGAGTTCAACGCCCAGTGCCCGAACTACGGGGCCGCCAGCAAAACCATCAGCTTCTGGCCAGCGTCTCGCCCGTCCCGTATCGCTGACACGGCCAGGATCGACATCAAGGCCAACAATCGGGGCTATGCCTACACCATCACCCTGCTGCCGACTCCGGCACCGGGCACCCTCACGGTGTCGTTTATGGCGCAGGGGAAATGGTACGACTTGAAGGACAACGGGCGCGGCGAGCTGTTCGGCGCGGATCGCTCGTTCGGCACCGGGATCGTCAACCTGGCCACCGGGTCGGTCATGCTGACCCTGGGGGCCCTGCCGGACGTGGACACCGCAATCCTGTTCAGCTGGGCGACCCCGGTCAACTACACCAACCGCAGCAACCAGCCCATCAGCATCAGCAAGTCGGCATGGCAACTGCCCCACACCGGGATCACCCCCAAGAGCGTGATCCTGACCTGGGGCAGCGGCCAAACGGCCAACGATGCGGTGGGGGATGGGAGCCTGCGCGGCGACATCACCGGCACCATCAACTATGCCGAGGGGGTGATCATCCTCGATCACATCACCCTGCCGGCGCTGGGCCAGGAGTACATCGCCCAGTACCAGTACGGTGAGCCGGTGGCCGAGCGCCACGTTGAACCGGGGCGCCTGAGTACCCCCGGCCAGGTGGGGCACCTCTCCATCACCCTGGACGGGGCAGGGGGCGGGGCCACCAACCTGACCCCCGGGTCGGTGCATGTCAAATTCAACGCGCTCTATCACAAGTTCGATGTGGACGATCAGGAGCTGGTGATCCAGACCCGCGACCCGGTGATCACCCTGCTGGATGACGGCCAGGGCAACCTCAAGGACGCCAGCGGCAACACCCTGGGGGCCATTAACTACGCCGCCGGCACCCTGCATTTCATGCCGGATGGCAGTGCCCCCTTGCCCAAGCCGACCTATGCCTGGGTGACCGTGGGCACCAAATGGGTGGGCAACAACCAGGTGGCGGTGCAGCGCTGGACCATGACCGGCATCGAGTACCACAACACGGCGTACACCTTCCCCGATGGCGAGGGGGGCTGGGTCGAGGTGACCTACCGCAACAACAACAGTGCCCTGGCGCAAAACGCCACCCTGACCGCCCAGGCGCTGCGCATTGATGTCACCCCCGGGTTTGCGGAGGCCATTCTGGAAGGGTCGCTGCGCTTCACCCTGGGGGGGGCGGTCTATGTAGACCGCCAAGGCTTGCTCTACCGCAACCCGGACCCGGAGACGGGATCCGGTATCCAGGCAGGGACCATCGACTACTCGAACGGGTTGGCGGTGCTGTCTGACTGGGCGGCCGGGCAGACGGCGCAGCCGTCGCTGCAGTCCCTGGCCACCTCGTTCAGTGCCCAGTCGGTGGATGAGGTGACCTTCCGCACCCCGGGGGCGCCGGTGGCGCCGGGTAGCCTCTACATCAGCGCCAACACCGCGAGTGGGCGGCGCATCGAGGCCACGGCGGACGGGGACGGCTATTTCACCACCACCGACATGGATGGCCGGGTGAACTACCAGACCGGGGTGGTGACGGTGCGCTTTGGTCGGTTCGTCACCGCTGCGGGCAACGAAAACCAGCCCTGGTATGACATTGACCAGGTGGGGCTGGACGGCAAGATCTGGCGGCCCATCAGCGTGGTGGCCGACACCATCCTGTTTAACTGTGTGGTGTTCAGCTATCTGCCCCTCGATGCCGACATCATCGGGCTGGATCCGGTGCGCCTGCCGTCCGATGGCAGGGTGCCCTTCATCCGCAAGGGGACCACGGTGGTGGTTCACAGCACCCGCAAGTCGGCGTTCCCGCTGGGGGTCAGTGCAGGGCAGCAGCTCAGCACCGGCCGCACCCGCCTGGCGCATGCCCATGTGGAGGACAAGAACGGCAAAGCGCTGGCGACCACCCTCTACAGCGTCAACCTGGATAGCGGCGTGGTGACGCTCGGCACCCCATTAGACCTGACCGGCTATGTCGAACCCCTCTATGCCGTGCATCGCATCGAGGACATGAGCCTGGTCAGCGACGTGGAGATCTCGGGCCGCCTGCTGCTGACCAAGGCGCTGTCCCATGCCTATGACCCGGCAGATACCTATGTCTCCAGCGCCCTCATCATCGGCGACCTGTGGGCCAGGTATACCAACCTGTTCGATCAGAAGGCGTGGACCAATGTCTGGTCTGATTTCCTCATCGGCGACCAGTCAACGGCGCAATACAACGACACGGTTTACCCGCTCCTGGTCACCAACCGGGGCGCCCTGCAGGAGCGCTGGGCGGTGATATTCACCTCCAGCACCAACTTTGTGCTGGTTGGGGAGCATGTGGGCCAGATCGCGGTGGGGGACGTGAACACCGACCTGGCGCCCATCAACCCCAACAACGGCCAGCCCTATTTCCGGCTGGACGCGAGGGGCTGGGGGGCAGGATGGGCTAGTGGCAACGTGCTGCGTTTCACCACCGAGGCAGCCGGCGCCCCCTTCTGGCCGATCCGTACCGTGTTGCAGTCGGTGGCGTCACAGGATACCGACAAGTTCGAGCTGGCCCTGCGCGGCAACATCAACACCCCATAAGGGACCAACCAGGTGGGGCAATCTGCCCCACTCCATAGGAGATCATCATGGCGTTTCCGGTGAAATGGTACAGCAATGCAATGCAGGGGGCCCCGAGTCTGGGGGATACCGCTCCCGGCGCCTTGGCCGCTCTGCTCAAGGCGTGTCTCATCACGGGGTTTGGCAATCTGACGGTCAGCAGCCTGGCATGGGATGCCGCCATGGGGTGCGCGGTGGCCACCATCGACAGCGGGCACAGCTACCTGCCTGAATCGGTGATCGCTATCAGTGGCGCCAGCCCGGCCGCCTACAACGGCGAGCACCGGGTCAAACAGGTGAATGCGACCAAGGTGTGGTTTGAGCTGGACGGCGGCAACCCGGGCAGCAGCGCCACCGGCACCATCAGCATCAAGATCCCGGGGTTGGGATGGACGCTGCTGGCGGAAAGCGCTGATGGACAGACCATGATCATCCGCAGCCCGGAGTCGGTGGATCAGTACCCGGTGTGCTACCACATCGACAACACGGCATTCAGCGGGTGGACAAATGGCACCCTCAACTACTATTTTGCCAAAGTCAGCATGGTGGAGGATGTGCAGGATCTGACGACCTACACCCAAATCAGTATGCAGGCTTGGCCGGCTACCAAACGTTACTCTGATGGTCGCTGGGATTTTATCGGGGATAACCTGTTTTTTTATTTTATCCCTGCGTTCACGGCGAGAAACGGCCGTGCTTGCCTCCCTGCGGGGTATATCAATTCGGTCAGACCGGGGGATCGCTATCACGCGGTGCTTGGGGGGATCCCGAATGCCATCGGTGCCACCAGTGGTATGAGTTGGTCGATTCCTGCGAATTACGCCCCCTGTAACGCCTTTAATGACTTCCTCACTCATGGTGCAACGGGTCAGCGCACCCTGGCCAGGCCGCATAGCCAGCTTTTTGGCGCCATGAGCTGGCAAACTCTGGGTATCTTCTCAAGGATGGGGAGTGGCTTTGCTGTGCCCAACCCCGCCGACAACGGTTTTTATCTGGCCAAGGAACCCACCATGGTGTTGGAAAACGGCAATACCCTGCGCGGTTCATTGCCTGGGCTCATCAACCCCTACGGCGACATTTCCGACTACGACAGCAAGACGTTCAGCTCGCTGCCGTTGCTGGGAGGGAAAGGGGTGCGCTTTATCCGGGCCAGTTATAACGCCAATATCAACACCTCATTCCTCGCCACCTTGGTGGGGTTTGATATTACCGGTCCCTGGAGGTAGCGATGGACCCGCTCTATCCGTTCGCTGTCATTGGTCCTGGGCTGGTGTGGGGCAATCAGGAAACCCCGACCGAGGCATTTCCCCTGCTTGAAACTCGGCATCTGCCGCTGACCTGCCAACCTGGTCTGGGGGCTTACGATGCCTTGATGATGGTGACACAATATGGCCGTTCCCGCGCCATGGGCTACATCGAGAGCACCGTCACCATCAACGGTGAAGGGGTCGCTCGCCGTGTGCTCTGCTTCACCCAGTCGGGGGATCTGATCGCCGAAACCATGAGCCGGGAAGGAGATGGCAAATATCGGTTCGACAGTCTTTGGCTGGCCCAACGTTACATGCTGGTCGCCCAGGACGATCCGGCGTTCGGCCCGGCCGATTACAACGCCGTGGCGGCCGACTACCAGCTCCCCACCCCCTACGCCCCCGGTGAGGGGGTCGGCCTGTCAGGAGGTTGATATGTTCACCTACTCCGATACGTTGCGCACCGCTCGCGCCGATCTGCTGGCCACGGCCATCGACTCAGGCAGTGCGGGGCCGGCGACCCTCACCATTTACACCGGGCCACGGCCCGCCCCGGGGGCCGCCGTCACCAGTCAGGTGCTGCTGGTCACCATGCAGTTTACCCACCCCTGCGCCCAGAGCGTGACGGGCGGGGTGCTGACCCTCAAGCCGCTTGCCGAGAAGATGGTCACCGGCAACGGAGTCCAGGCGTGGGGGCGGTTGGCCAACCGCGATGGGGTCTTTATCGCAGACCTGGATGTGGGGCCACCGGGCAGCGGGGCCGACATCGAGATCCCGGCCAACGAGCTGTATGCGGGCGCCTTGGTGCGCATCAACAATGCCACCTTCACCGAACCCTAACCGCTCTGCGTGAGCCAAGAGGTCAGCATGGCCAGAACCGACGCCCGCCTGGAGCTGCAGAAGGCCCGCAAGTCGTCCGCTGCCCTGGAGCTGAACCCGGCCATGGTGGTGCGCTATGTGGCCGTGCTGCAGGGCACCTGTCTGCCGCCCACCTTCGCCAGCTCCCCCGGGCTGGTGCTGCCTGCCGTCTTGCAGGGGCAGGGGCAGGCACTGCTGACAGATGTCACGATCACGCCCATCCATCCGGCTACCCTGGCCAGCACGGCCCCTGCCACGGTCACGGACATCACCGCCAGCGTGGTGATCGATGCGACGTTGGCTGTGACGGCGCGGGCCGCGCTCAACCAGATTGAGGCGGGCTATGACATCAACGTGTTTAGGGGGCCGAGCCACACCAGCCGGGGGCAATGGCAGCAAGCCCAGGATGTAGTGACCAGCGTCACCAGCCACTGGGAGCGGCCCGGGGTGGCCCAGGCGCACCATCAGCAGTCCTGGCAAGAGGGCACGGTGCTGGAGAGCACCCTGGTGGGTGTCGCGGCCCCGATGCCGCGCTGCGATAACCTGGTGCAGGATCGCTTTGAAGAAGGCCCGGCACTGGGCACGACCCACGGCACCGGCTTTACCAGCCTTCCGCGCTGCGATGTCACTCCGCGCTCGCCGTGGCGTGAGGCCACCAGGGCGGGGTGCTGGCAGGTGAGCGGTTATCGTGACCTGCCGCGCCTGGACAACGAGTGGCAGGGCGGCTGGTCCCAGGGTATCGGGCTGGGGTTCACCCTGACCGGCCAGCGCTGGCAGTGGGGCCTGCCTCTTCGCAAAAGCTGGCGGGATGGGTGGGACGAGGCGATACAGCCCCCCTGGGGCATCACGCCGCCCCCCAAGCCCCCCATC